TCAATTGGATATGCACGCCCGAGCTTGGTCTCTCATAACAGCATAGTCCGCCATCATCTCGACAACGGCCGATCCGTCTGGCAGCATCTCCAATTCTTCGGCCGCCCTAGACTGAAACTCCCCGCTGTATTCCACGACCGGTGGACATGCAGCCATGCTGCGAGTTTCAAAATCCGCCTTCACGCAGCCGGTCAACCAACTGGCCCCGATCACGAGGACGGCGAGCCGCCGCCTCCAGCATCCTTCGCTGAACTTCATCAGCTTTCTCCCTAGCTTCAAGGCGTTCCGCCAGGCGACCAGCGCGCTCGCCGGAGCGGCGCAGGGTCAGCAAGAACAGAAGGATCGCAAAAACTGTGACGCCGTAGCGGAGCGCTGCGCGTGCCCATGCCGATCCAACGAGCGAAGCGACAAGCTCACCGATCATCGCCGCCCCCGCTTCCAGTCGTCGAGCCGAGCGTAGATCGTGACCGCGATACCGCCGAGCGCGACGGCGATGAACACCCAGCGCAACGTGTCGAGATACGGCACGAGCGGCAGGATGGCGGTCTGGGTCTCTGCCAGGACGCCTTGCGCCACCTCGACCCCGACTGCGCCCAACGTTGCCACGCCAGCCGCGCCACCGCCCTTCATGGTGCGGCTGGCGGCCAGCACTTCGCGCGCTGGTGGCGTTTCTTCGGCGAAGGCAGTCGCCCGGGCCGGGAACCGCTCGCCCCACTGCCGTGCGGGGCCGAGGTCGACATGGATGAACCCCGAGCGCGGGTAGAAGCCGAAGCCGAGGAAGCCGACTTTCCTTGCCGCCGCTTCGAACGCCACCGGATCATGGTTCGCCATAGCGATGTCGAAGGCCGCGCCGTCCATATGCTTCGAGTGGGTTGCACCGCCAACAGCACGGTTGTGCTCCGGACTGCGATAGGCCGAGCGGACGATCAGCGGCTTGCCCAGCCGATCCCGCAACGCCTGCAGCTTGTCGAGGGCGGGTTCGTTGACAAGCAGCTTGCCAGTGCCGCGGCACGCAATTTCGGCCGGGCTGAAATTCGGCCAGCGCCAGGCTTTCTCCGGCACATCGCGCCAATGGTCGTAAAAGGTCGTCGTCATGGTATCCTCCAGAAACGAAAAGACCCGCCTCGGAGGCGGGTCGATTGGACTGACAGTTTGGAGTGGCGAGCGGCTATGGACCGCCACCGAAGATTTTGAGCTTGATCGCGATGCCCGCGAGCAGCGCCAGCATCACGCCGGTGGTGATCATGCGGACGGCGGTCTGCATCGCGGTGCGGCGCACCAGCCGGACGCAGTCGAGCAATGATCGCAGATCCCGTATATCGAGCGCCGCTTCTTCACCGTCGAGGCCAACATCGGCGAGCGCGCGCTTGGCGCCTTTCTCGGCGGCCCGTGCCAGCATCGCCTCGAACTCGGCGTCGGGCATGCGCACGAAACCCTGATCGGATCGGGGTGGTGTCATGAGGTAATCCTCTCTCCGATCAGCCGATCTTGCAGCCCCAAAGGGACGTGTGATCGGCCGCGAAATACCCATCCTGCGCGCGGAAATACCCATGGAGCTCAACGGTATCGCCCGCCGCCAGCGGCACCATCGTCTGCAGCCAGAGGGCCGTGGCTTCCGAGACATGCGCGCCACTGATCTCGCCATAAGACCCTCGGATTTCGGTCCCGCCGTTTAGCACGAGCCGCCCGCGCATCCGGGCCGAGGTGCTGGAATTGACCTTGTAGAGCAGCGTCGCGCCGAAGAGGTAGGTGCCGTCCACGGGCGCTGTGAACAGGTTGGTCCCGGCATCAAAGGCACCCTGATCGTTATAGTCGGTGTTGTTGAGGCCGATCTTCGTCCAGCTCCCGACGCCGACATAGTTGTCGTAGTTGGTGTACGCCTTGAAGCGCGGCAGTTGCGGCTGGTCAACGATGCCGTTCGCGTTGTCGACGCTGAGCCCGTCGAAGAAGGTGCTGCCGTCGGCGGAGACCGCAAGCCGGAACCTGTCGGAGCCGAACAGCCCGACCAGCGCCTTCGTGACGAAGCCGGTCTGCAGCGTGAGCCCGAGATCGTCGCCTGCGGCCTCCTTATTCATGGTGTAGAACAGATCTCCGGTGCCGCCCTCGGCGACGGTCTTCGCCGTCCAGAGCGCAGCATTCAGCTTGGCCGAGAACGGGTTCGACGCGTCCGCCGTGGTGCCAAGTCCCAGCAGCGCGAGGTTCTGCAGCGATGCCGGGGTTGTCCCGACCCAGCCGGACCCGTCGTAGACCAGCAGCAGGCCTTCGTCCTCGACCCATGCCCGCCAGCCGGTGCGCGGCGGCAAACGTAGCCACGCCCCGTCCGTCCAGAGCGCCACATTCAGGTCCCAGCCCGCCCAGTCGCCCGTGCCGCCGCTGGCGACAATGAAGCGGTCGCCATCGGCCGGGCTGCCGGGTGGCGCGGTCAGATCCCGGTCGAGAACGGAGAGTTGCACAAGCCCGTCGAGCAGCCGCAATGCCTCGTTGAGGGTGACATGCTTCTGTGCCTGCGCCGCCAGGATGTACGGGAGCAGCAGGTTGGTCGTGGTGTCGGACATAGCGGTCCTCAGAGTTGGAGCGTGATGGTTTTGGCCGCGCCCCGCCCGACGAGGGCGGAGAGCTGGAAGAGGCGGATATCGAGCGTGTCGCCTGGCCCGAGCGGCGCACCCCAATCGGCTGTTTGCTGGGCGACCGCGTAGATCGCACTGGTCGTGGTCGCGCTCAGCACCCGTTTCACGGCAACGCCATCGAGGATCTCGATCTCGTAGGCCTCGGTCTCCTCGACGAGCGGCACGTCGACCGCGCCCCAGTTGTCGGCCGCGAGTGCGCGGGACCGGCGAGTCCAGCGGATGGTCAGATCGCCCGGCGCACGTGGTTTGCGCCACGGCTGCTCGACATGGGCGACTGAGAACGGCCGCAGACCCACGCCAACCGGGTTGAAGGAGGCCGCGACATATGTCTCGTCGCTGACAGACCGGCTTGCAGGACCGATGCGCCAGTTCCACGGCAACCCGAGATCGGCCTCGGCGATCGGGAGGGACGCAAGGGCCTCGTCGAGTACTACCACCCGAGCGCCTGCAAGAGCCGGATTAGCCATGGCCGTTTCCGTGCCGCGCTGGCCACGAAGCAGGCGCATCATTCGATAACGGCCCGGCGCAATCAGGTCTGCCACGCCGGCCTGCACGATTTCCCACGTGCCGGGTGCGCTCTCGATGGCCAGCGCATTGGCCCCGCCGAACAGCGTCAGGTCGGTGACGCTTTCCAGTGTGCCAGAGAGCAGATCGATCACCAGCGCATTGCCAAGATCGAAGCGCGAGGTCGGGCCCGCGTAGAAATCTGAGACCAGCGTTCCGATCCGGGCACGGCTGCCGAATGTCGTCAGCAACTCGAAGCCATCGGTAGAGGGGCTGCGAAACACCGCCATCTCGCCGGGCCAAGGCACGGCATGTGCTGCCGCGAATGGGCGATGCGCAGGCTGATCTTCGGTCAGCTGCGGCAGGTCCAGCAACACCACCTCTGGTGCCCCGAACACAACGGCTTTTGACAAGGACGATGGTCGTGGTGACCCGGGTGGCAGATCGTGGGCTTCCCGGTCCTGACGGACAGATTCGATCCCACGGGCCTCCGCGTCGGCGATGGAGACTAGCCGCAGCGGGACGGCGCGACCGTCATGGGCGAGTGTGACGACGTCCGCCGGATCGAGCGCGAGGCGCGACGGCGGCAGGCGGAAGACGGCGCTCTCGCGGCCGGTCCAGGCTTCCATGAGCGCGCGGCGGCAGCGACGCTCCGCTTCCTCGGGCGGAACCGCCATCGGGAAGGACTCCGAGGCAATCCGCGTGGTGTCGACGGTGATGCGCCGGGCCTCGACCTGTGCGGCCTCGTAATCCTCGTCGGCGCGGGCGACCTGCCATTTCAGGGCCTGTGGCAGTTCGGTCTCCTGGCCGCGGGTGAGTTCGAGGACATCGCCTTCGCGGGCAGCGACCAGATCGTCCGGTTCGACGCTTGCCACAGCCGCCCGGCCGCGCATGACGAAGCGGATCAAGCCCTCGGTCTCGACGGCATCGAAGCCGAAATGCCGCGACAGCGTTGTGATCGAGGCACGCGGGCTCTCCAGCGCGCCGATGGCGTAGCCTTCGACCGCGCCCCAGAGGCCGGAGACTTCGACCCTCTCCTCGGGCAGCCCGGCACGCAGGCAGAGATGCCGGACGAGCGCCGCCAGCGAGACCGCCCCCAACCGCCCGGTCAGCCAGTGCCCTAGTCGCCAGTTCGCGCCGTCGGTCCAGACGTCGGTCAGCGCCGGAAAGAACGGATACGGCCGCGCGTCCCATGTCCAGGCAGCGCTTTCGGGGACGTGCACCATGCGGCCGCCATAGACCGAGGACAGCGGGTTGTTCGCCGGGGCGCCCCACCAGAGATAGGTCGCCTCGAGATAGGCGCGCTGGATGGCGTCATCGCGCCAGCCCCGCGAGAAATGCGGCGTGAAGCTCTCCGAGGACTTCGGGTCGAAGAAGACGTTGGGCTGGTTGGTGCCCCGATCGATGGCGGGACAACCGAGTTCCGTGAACCAGATGGGTTTCGACTGCGGCACCCATGCCGTAGGCGTTGCGCTCTCCACCCCACCCGGGCGGTTGTAATGCACGTTCGACCACCAGGCGCGCAGATCCTTGTAGCGGAAGACCCACGGCTTACTGGCAGCGCCATCCGTGATCGGGGTGCGGACCTGCGCGATGCGGTCAGCCGCGCTGGCATAGAACCAGTCGAAGCCCTCGCCGCCCGCGATGTTCCCCTGCAAATAGGCCCGGTCATAGATCGCGGGCCAGCCCTCGGCCGCATCCGCGTGTTCGAAGCCATCGCGCCAGTCCGACAGCGGCATGTAGTTGTCGATCCCGACGAAATCGATCTCCGGATCGGCCCAGAGCGGGTCGAGGTGGAAGAACACGTCGCCGCTGCCGTCGCCCGGCTGGTGGCCGAAGTATTCCGACCAGTCGGCGGCATAGCCGAGACTCACACCCGATCCGAGGATGGAGCGCACATCGGCGAGAAGATCCCGATAGGCCTGCACCGCCGGATAGGCGGCCGCGCCCGAGCGGATCGTCGTCAGCCCCGGCATCTCTGTGCCGATCAGGAAGGCGTCGACCCCGCCCGCCGCCGCGCAGAGATGGGCGTAATGCAGCACCATGCGCCGCAGACCCCAGTCGCCGGATGGCCCGGTCCAACTGACGTTCTCGCCTGAGACGCTGAAGCTGGCGGGCGTCGCCGCGCCGAACAGTGCGGACACTTGCGTGGCGGCCGTACCGGTCTTGTCCACGGTCCCGGCATAACCCGCAGCCGGAGAACAGGTGATCCTTCCGCGCCAAGGGAACGCGGGCTGGCCGGTCTCGGCGGCGTTATCGGAATACGGGTTCGGCAGCGTGTTGCCGGGTGGTACGTCCATCAGGATGAACGGATAGAAGGTCACCCGCAGCCCGCGCGACTTCATCTCCTGGATCGCCTGCACTACGGCGAAGTCGGCGGGCGTGCCGCCATAAACCGGGCGATCCTGATCATCCCGGCTGACCAGAAAGGCATTGGCGCGGCTGACGCCATTCACGGACCAGGCCGATGGCGTTGTAGACTTGGCGGTGACTTCGACGCCGGGCCGCACCTTGCAATTGCCTGCCCGCAGATCATCACCGAACCAGGCCACGACCAGCGAAACACTTTCGACCTTTGGGGCCATGGCCTGCAGTCGGTCCAGCGCCACCACAATGTCGGCGGTGTCGGTCAGCGCGTTGAGGTTCTCGGGCTCGGACGACCCGCCGCTGCCCTTCCGGATGCCCTGCGTGGCATAGGCGAACTCGCCGGATGCCGGGATCATAGTGACCGCCTGCGTGAGGCCCTCCGCCGTGTCTGGATCGGCAAGCGGGCGGAACACCTCGAAACTCAGCTGCGGGATGCGGTTTCCGTAGTTGCCCAGCGGCAGGTCTTCGAAGACGACATAGGCCGTGCCGCGATAGGCGGGCGTGTTGGCCGCGCCCATCTTTGCCGAAATGAACGGGTCGGCCGTCTGGCTCTCATCGCCCGGATACCAGCGCCATGTGACCCCGGCAGTGTCCAGCAGCTTGCCGTCTGCCCAGATGCGGCCAATGCCCGTGATCGGCCCCTCGCAGAGCGCGACGGCAAAGCTCGCATAGTAGAAGTACTCGGTCGTCTTGACCTTGCCGCCCCCGCCACCTCCCTTGCCGCCGCCTTGCGTGGTGGTCTTGGTCTCCTCGCGGAAATCCGTCGCCCAGACGATGTTGCCGCCGACCCGCATGCGGCCATAGAGGCGTGGGATCACCGCCCCTTCGGTGGCCGAGGTGATGCGCAGATTGTCCATCCGCGCGCCCTCGATGCGCTGCGTGGGCGCAAGTGACGAGATAATCCAGCTGTCGACGACCGAGCCGATGGTGGAGCCGATGAAACCACCGATCGTGGCGGCACTGACGCCGAGGATCGCGCCGCCGATGCTGCCGCCAATGGCAGCGCCCGCTGCACCGAGAACAAGTGTGGCCATGTCGGAGTCTCAGCGTTGCGGAAACAGAAAAGCGAAAGCAATGCGCCGCCGCCAGGACGGGGTGAGCGGTTCCTCGATCACCCCAAGGCGCTCATAGGCGTGGAGGAAGGTGTCGGGCCCGGTGAGGATCCCGACATGCTTAGCAATGGCGCGGGGCTGCATGCGAAAGAGGACCAGCGCGCCCGGACCTGCCTTGTCGGGCGACGCCTCGATCATCATGGCGCGCGCGCCCTCGGCCAGCACCTCGCGCGGGCCGGTCTCGCCCCAGTCCCGGCTGTAGGGCGGGATAGGGAACGGCTCGGGGCCAACGACCTCGCGCCAGACACCCCTGGCGAGCCCGAGGCAGTCGCAGCCAACGCCGCGCAGGCTCGCCTGGTCGTGGTATGGCGTGCCGAGCCAACACCGGGCAATGGCAATGACACATGCTGGATCAGCGGAGGTCAAAGCACGGACCCCTCATGCCCGCCATCCTTGGTGGCGTAGCGCAGCACCGCATCTTGGCCGGGGATGTGCGGGAAGCCCCGGAAATTGGCGGTATTGGCGAACTTGTCGCTGCAGGTCTCAATACGCTTGTCGCAACCTGCGCGAATAATGAAGGCATCATCACCAGCGATGGACCGCACCGGCGCTTCCAGCAGTGTTACCACCGCGATGCCCTCCGTGACATCATGTGCAATGACCTCCGCTCGCCGCCCGGTATTGGCCCCGCTAGTCCATTCGACGGTGCCAAAGGTGAACCGGCCGGAATTGAAGCCGCCGAGCCCCGAAGCTGTGAATGCCCGGTCTCGCAGAAGATCAATGACGCCGCCTGTGCCCTTGAACGCTGGATCCTCCAAATCGACGCCGCAGCGCGCATCGCCGAGCGCGGCATCGCAGGTCGCCTGGAACGTCCGCCCGACCGTCTGCCCGAGCACATGCGCAAGCGAGCGAACCTCGGCGACGAAGGCCAGACGCCCACGCCGGATCTGGCCGAAGGCACCGCGGCGCATCAATACGCGCTGGCCGGTGTCGGCCCAGTTTACCCGCCAGACCTCTACCTCGGCATTGTCCCAGCGGCCGTCGAGGATGTCGGTCTCAATGATACGGTCAGAGGTCAGCACGCCCTCGGCGTCCTGCGCATCGACCGAAAGGTCCGAGCCCGAGCGCACCTCGGACGCCGTCAGCCCGCTCTCGGGCTCGAAGACGGTCCCGTCGAAGCTGAGCGTCCGGTCGTGATCGGTGAAGCCGAAGGTGACGCCATCGGCCCGCGTGATCCGCCAGCACCAGGCAAGCGTGGTCGTGCCCTCGTCGAGATGGGCCTGCAGGTCGGGGTCGAGCGACTTCATAGCCGGATCTCCAGAAGCGGAATGGAAGTGATCGAGCCGAGGCGCTCGAGGTCGAGCGTCACGTCGAGCGCATCGGTGTCGAAGCGGACGGGCACGTCGAACTCGAAGCCCGCGGTGATGGCGGCACCAGCGCCCGGCGCGGCGCTGAAAATGACCACGCCCGTCATGGTGTCGACGGACCAGCCGGAGGGCTGCTCCACGCCGCCAATTGCGATGTGCACGCTGCCCGCCACCGGCTTGGCGATTGCGCGCGTCCAGGATTGCGCGCCCGAGGTGTAGCGCTTCATCAGTTGGAAGGTTGTCGTCGTGCCGTCGCCGGTGCCGATCGACTGATCCGTCGGCGATGGCGAGCCCGAGGGCAAGCATGACTTGTGGTCGCCCCAATCCTTGAAGCGGAAGCCGTAGAGCCGCCCATTCCGTGCCTCGAAGAACGAGACCACCGCCGCCAGATCATCGGCGCGTCGAATGCCGTAGGCCACATCATAGCGGCGGCGGCTGTTGGCCCAGCTGGCGTTCCTCTCCTCGTCGCCCGAGGCAAGCTCGACGATCTGCGTGCGCCGTTCCGGCCCACCCCGCGCGCCGCGACTGATGTTGTCGGGAAACCGGACCTCGTGAAACGCCATCACATGCCCCTGCGCCCGAGCGACACCGCGCGGGCGATGTCGGCCGCAACCTGTGTGCGGGACTGGCGGAAGCTCTCGGCGTCCCGGGCCATGATGGTGACGTTGACCCCACCGCCGCCCGTGCCGTAGCCCTGCGCCTCACCCCGCGACAGCACACGCTCGCCGCGCTGCAGGATCGCGGGCACTTCATCATGCCGAAGCCCGGCCATGCCGCCGGAATGCATCCGGGGCGCGGCGGCGAAGGCCATGGCGGGCACCATGCGCGTCGGTGCCGGTGCGCCGACCACACCCCCAGCGTGCAGGATGTTGGCGAACAGCCCACCGGCGCCGCCCAGGATGCCGCCGAGGGCATTGGCGATGGGTCCAAGGATGAAGCGACGCGCCGCGAGCCGGGCCAGATCGGCAATGAGCGAGGTGACCAGGTCGCGGAAATCCAGCTTGCCGGTTTTCACGAACTCGCCCACGGCGTTCTCCGCCGACTGGAAAGCCCCGACGAGGCTCTGCCCGATGTCGCCACCGATGTCGCGGGCCTTGCTGGCGTAATCCGACAGCGCTGCCGTGACCGCCTGCCAGCCGGTGACGGCTGCCTCAGTCGCGGGCTCTGCCGCAGCGGCGGCAGCTCCGGCCGCCGCACCGGCACCCGTGGCCGCGCGTCCGGCATCGCCGAGCGCCGTCTCCAGCCGCTCAGCAGCACCAGTCGCCTCGGTCAGAGCGTCGGCACTGGCCTCGTCGGTACCGCGCACCGCATCGCGCAGAGCCTGCCAGCTTTCGAGGGGCGCGCGGGCCCCTTCGGCCAGATCACGCGCGGCGCCCCTGTAGAGGTTCGCGGACTCGAGCGCCCGGTTCGCCGCTTCGGTCAGGCCGAGATCGGGCGCGGTGAGCGGATTGTCCTCGAAGGCCCGATCGAAGGCCGCCTGTGCCGCTGTCGTCGCAGCGCTGGCCGCACCTTCGAAGCGGTTCTCGATCTCTCCGAGGTCGAGGTCGGGCACCAGCGAGATGCGGCGCTCGGACCCGAGCGCTTCCAGCCCCTGGTTGATCCCGCCGATGAAGCCGTTGATGCGCGAGACCACGCCGTTCAGCATGGCCTCGACGCCGTCGACCAGGCTGTTGGCCGCCTGGAACGCCAGATCGCCGATGGCGGCGGGCAGCAGGCCCCAGACCGCCTTGATCGCCTCGTAGGCGCCCTCGAACGTGTTCGCCGCCGTGTTGCCGAAGCCCACCACGCTCTCGATGGCGCTCTGCATTCCGGAGGCGGCGTCCGCCTTCAGGTCGAAGAACATTGCCGTGGCGGTCGCGCCCGCCGCCGCCGCGCCCATGCGGATCCGCTCCCAGACCTCGACGGCGAGGTCCTTCAAGAGCGACATCGCTTCGCCGAAGCCGCCTGCGCCGGAGACGAGGCGGGTGAACTGATAGACGAGCTCGCCCGCGCCGACGATGAGCGCGCCGATACCGGTGCGGATCAGCGACCCGCGCAGGACGACGAGAGCCGTGGCGAGACCGCGAACAGAAAGCGCCGCGGCGGCCATGCCGGTGACCCAACGGCCCGCGAGGAAGGCCGCGAAGGTGGCGGCGTAGGTGGTCAGGCGGCCGATGTTGTCGAAGAGGCCGCGGATCGCGATGCCGAGCGGGCCGGTGCGGCTGGCAACCGCCGCCATGGCATCGGCGACGGCTTCCAGCGCCGGAGCAGCGGCGACGGCCAGCTGGTTCGAGAGCCCGCGCCAGATCAGGCCAAGCCGGGAGATCGCGTCATTGGTGCGCTCGATCTGGTCGGCGTCCTGTTCGGAGACGACGACACCGAAGGCGAGGACGTCCTCCGTCGCCTGGCGCAGCGTCGCGGTGTCGATCCGCGACATGGCGATGGAGCCTTCCTCACCGAAGAGCTGGCCTGCCACGGCGGCGCGTTCGGCCGCGGGCACGAAGTCCTCGATGGCGGCGTTGATCGCACCGACGCGCTGGTCCAGCGGCAGAGAGATCAGCTCGGTGGCGGAAAGGCCCAGCCGGTCGAGCGCATCGGCGGCGGGGCCGGTCCCGGCGGCCGCCTGGCTGAGGCGACGCGTCAGATCCTTGGTCGCCTGCTCGATGCCGGACATCGACACACCAGCCAGTTCGCCCGCGCGCTCCAGCGTCTGGATCGAGGCGACAGTGGTGCCGAGGGACTGGGCGAGCTTGGCCTGCGCATCGACCGTCTGCAGACCGGAGCGGATCATCGCCACGCCCGCCGCGGCGGCAGCTGCAACTGCGGCAGCAGCGGCTACGGCAACGCGACGGGAAAACGCCGCTAGCCTCGCGTTCGCCGCCTCCATCTCCCGGCTGAGCCGACCGAAGCCGCGCGACCCGGCCTCGCCGACACCTTCCAGCTCGGCGCGGACCTGCCGACCGCCCACGGCCGCGAGGCGGACGCTGACCCTCTTCTCAGCCATGGGAATGATCCATCTGTTCGTTGAGCTTGGCCACCATCACCGCTTCGATGACGGGTAGAAGTTCTGCCATGGCCAGCGGCGGCACGCCGAGCGCGTCACCGAGCGTGAGCGCTGCCGTCATGTCCCAGCCGATCACTGCGCCGGGCAGGACGCGCAGCTGGCCGCCAAGGCGGCCGACCAGGTCCCAGACCTGCCAACCCTCCGGAGTTTCCGGACGGTTCAGCCGCGCCGGGCAGTCCGGGCAGGCTTGCGTGCAGGCTTGGCAGTAGCGCTCGCCCCCGCCGAAGGACCAGTCGGCGAGAGCGCGGAGGCGTTTTTTTCCTGTTCCAGCAGCAGGCCCTTCGAGACGTAGGTCAGCTGGAAGGCCTCGAAGATCGGCCAGACGTCGAGCAGCGCGTCGATGGCCTCGGGGCTCGGATCGATGGCATTGCCGTCGGCATCGCCGATGCCCTCCCAGGCGAGCACGGCACGCCGCGCGAGCGCCTTGGCGAAGGCGACCGCGCGCTCCTCGTCGGAGGCCTCCTCGGGGATGGCTTCGACAGCAGGATCGCTCCGCGTCGCCACCATCAGCGCCGTGGTCAGCGGGCGGAGTTGCACCCGGACGCCGGGGGCGAGGTCATGCCAGCGCGGCGCATTCGTCAGATCGAGCGTGAGCATCAATACGTCTCCACATCGTTCACGAGGGTGGCTGTGCACATCCGGCCGACGACGCTGTCGCGGGCGGCCTGCCAGTCGAAGGTCGCCTGGACGCCCTGCGGCCCGGAGATCTCGATGCGCGGGCGCGGCAGGTAGACGGCGTGCACGGTGAAGGTGAAGCTCTCGCCGGACGGCAGGACGTAGGCGAACTCCATCTCGCAGGCCTCGCCGTTGATCGCCTGCGTCACCAGCGTCTGGTCGGCGAAGCGCACCTCGATCCGGCCCGTCAGCGCGGCGATGGACGGGTCTGCCCCGTCGATGCGCCCGTCCGAGCGGATCGTCTCGATCCGGTCGAGGTTGTTGGCATAGGTGATCTCGGCCGAGACCACATTGCCGAGGGCGGTCCCGTTCCGCGTGATCGACCCGTTGAAATGCCCGAAGCGCTTCAGCTCCAGTGCGGCTGGCGTTCCCGCGCTCGTCGTGGTCCCGACCGTCTCGCCCTGCGCCACCAGCCGCGACGTCGCCGTCAGCAGACCCGAGCGCTGCATCTGCCAGGTGATCTGGTCGAGCACGCAGCCGGAATACATCGCGTAGCGCGGCACCTCTGGCATGCCCGTTTCGATCGACATGCTGGGCAGCGTCCAGGCGCCCGACTGAAACTCATGCGTCCACGGACCGGTGCCCGTGGTCGTGGGCGCGCCGAACGCCGCCTTCAGCCAGAACCCGAAGGCCTCCGCGTCCAGCGGCACGACGACGTCGCCGTCCGCTGTGACCGCGTCCTTGATCGGCGCCAGCGGATCGCGGCCATAGCCCAGCAGTTCGGAGTTCAGCAGCGGCTGCTCTGCGCCAAGCGAGGTGCTGGCGAAGGGCATCTTCGTGAAGCCGCCCACCGGCGGCGTGCCATAGGTCGTCTCGAACGCAAGCGCCATCTGCGCCCGCGCCCCTTGGGCTCGTGCCATGGTGTTCTCCTGTTGTAGGTGGGATCAGGCCAGCGGGTCGGCCGTGGAATAGTGCAGCACGACCGGGATCACGGCCGCTTTCAGGCTGGCCGCACCCTCGACCGGCAGATCGACCGGCCGCGGCGCTTCCGCCTCGACCCAGTCGCAGAGCCCGCCCAGCGTGCGGTCGGCGGCGAGCGCCGTGCCGATGCTGGCAGTCAGCGCGTCGAAGGCGGCGTCTCGGGTTGCGCCCTGTACTACCGCCTCGATCTCGGCCCGGTGCTGGTAGTGGTAGGCGAGCGGCGACAGCGTCACCTCGGGCTCGCCCGGCTCGCCGTCGCGCAGGATCAGCAAGCCTTCGGCCGGCACGCGCTCGGGTAGCACCTCGCCGCGGAGCGCGGTGGCGGGCAACGCCGAAAGCCGCGCGTGCAGCGCGGCGAGGATGGTTTCTCGAGGGGTGGGCATGTTTCTACCAGATAAGGAAGTCGCTTCAAAATCTGACACTCGTCCGCCGAATTTTCTTTGCAGCGGTGTTCAGCCTTCTACGAATTCGGCGTCGTCAAATAGAGAGGGCCGTTGTCATTTCTAATGAAAGGAGAGCCGGCCGCAAAGCGCTCCATTGCCTCACTGTAAGGAAACCCAAATAGTGCCCCCGGAAAACGCATCGCGAGATCGGGTAAGGCACGGGCAAGAACACCTCGGCGGCGAAAGTCGGGTGCTATCCAAATCCAACCGATCAAATAAGATACGTCCCGGTACGGATTCTCTGTATAGATTCCTGCGCCACCCAATGCTCGTCCATCTTCATCTGAGAATATCGCACCGATTGCACCGTCTGGAACTTGATGCCCCACTGGAGCCCAATCAGCTTGATCGTATCCCATCTCATGTTTGAAGCGGCGTGCAATGCCATAGAGTTTTTCGTGGAGAAAGTTTTGGTCAGATCGCTGAAAGATAATCAGACCACTTGTGGGACTCACCAAGCCAACGAGTCGTGAATCAGAACTTGGGCGGTCCGGTGAAGTGAATTCCTCGTGATACTCGGCATGACGCGTAGTGTCTTCGAGATCATCAGAAACGTATGACAAGCCGCAGTCGGGGCATTCTACAAGCACGACGGGTTCCATTCTTCAACTCTTGTTGACCTGTTTATAAGAAATCGCAGGGATAAGGACACGCCCGTTGTGGAGCAGGCGACGAAAATAAGCTCGCGCGCGAGTGCCATCAAGTCAGACGCCCTTCCACCCAGTTCGCTATGATCAACCCCGGCACGCTGTGGAGCGCCCGCTCGGCGTCGCGGTCGAGGTCCAGCCGCTTCGGCAGCTTGACCTGCGGGACCAGCAGGAAAATCGGTGCCGTAACCTGGTTGCGACCGGTTTTCGAGCGCGAGGCCACCGCCTGACCGCGTTTGTTGATCCGGGCTCGGTCGGCGACCAGCAGGCTGGGTCCTCGGCGGCGATAGACGAAGCGCAGGCGCAGGCCGCGGCGGCGCTCCCATTCACCGGGCGTGATCCGACCACCACGTGTGGATTTTCCAGCAGCGGGCAGCGGGATCGCCAGCCAGAACCCGTTCTTCGAGCGGATCAGCGGGCCGGTGTCGTGGGCACCCACGATAACCGGGGCCTTGGACCAGACCAGCGCAGCGGCATCCAGGCTTTCGCCCGACCGTGGGAAGTTCTGATTGCGGATTGAGTTCGCAAGCCGCCGTCCAAGCCCCGCGCCAGTGATCTGCGTGCGCCAGGCAGTCTTCAGCTCGGTCCCTGCTTCGCGCATGGCGGCAGTCACCGCGCGTTCGCCCGCCGCGACCTCGGCGGCCATCATCGCGACGATGTCAGGATCGATGTCGAGCTTCAGTTTCACGCGGGCCTCAGATCCACGGTCCAGATCAGCCGCTCGCGATCGCGAACAGGCTCGCCCTGAATGAGGAAGGCATCGCCATCGATTTCCAAGCGATCACCTGGACGCGGTGCCGGAACCTCCTCGACGCGCAGATCGATCCGGGTCGTTTCAGACCAAAGCCGGGCGTCGCCAAAGTCGGTGATTGCATCAGCCTGCCGCGAGACGACGCGCACCAGAACGGGCGCACCACCTTCGGAGGTGTAGACAGCCTCTCGCCCGATGTTGGGATCCACGAACAGCGCATCCAGAATGGCGGCAAACGCCGTCATCAGAAGCTCGCGTTCAGGCGCACCCGGCCGATCACATCGCCCGCGCCGCCTGCAACAGCCTTAACGGCCACGCCGATCAGCGTGTTCGCCGTGGCAGTCTTGGTCGCTTCCTTGTTGGTGTCGTCCCAATAGACCTTGTCACCGGCGGACCAAGCCTGGGATGCGACCTTCTTCAGGTCGAAGATACCAACGAGTGCTGCCTCGACGGTCTCGGCATTGGTGGCATCCCTGGCGGCCACGCCGAAAATGGAGCCGACGAGTAGGCCGTCGCCGGAGGTCACGGCGTAGGGCGCGGTCAGGGTGATGGTGTTGCCGGGCTGGACGTAGTTTTTCATTGCGGGATCCTTTGCAAACGGAAACGGGCGGCCCGATTGGACCGCCCGCCAGAGGTGAGGTGTCAGAGATGGCCCAGTTTACGCGCCCGGGTTCTTGTAGAGGCCGCGCCAGTCGATGGCCTTGGCGCCAAAGTCGAGGCGGCACTTGATCTCGACGCCGTCGACGTCGAAGCCGTTGCGGGTCTCGATGTAGGCACCCTGCTGGCCCTCGAGATAGGCGTACTCGATGGTGTCGATCTGGTTCGGGCTGGCCGCCAGATACCAGGCGGTCTCGCTGACCGCGTCCAGCCGGGGTTCGCTGATTGGCGCAAGCGTGCGGATCGATTGCGGCACGACGTTGGACGTCGCTGCGGGCACGAGGTTCTGGGCGACCATCTGCTCGGCCTTCAACTCCAGCGATGCGGGCACGATCAGGAAGGCAGGCCGCACGTTCAGCACCGTCTTCTTGTCGAGACCGGTCTGCTTGGCCATCGCCGCACGGGCCGCGCCCACGGCATCGACCGCCAGCGCTGCGCCGGTCCCTGCGAGGTTCTTGTGGTTGGTGTGGAACAGGGCGTTGCCATCGGCCATGGCCGGGTTGGCGGTGATGATGCCCCAGACCACATCCGACTCCAGCTGCGCGATGGAGTTGCCGTACATCGCCGGGATCCGGGTGAAGGCGTCGAGATCGTCGTTGATCAGCGTCTGGCGGGTGATGGCGACCACCCGGCCATAGGTCTTGACCTTGTAGCTCTCCTTGCTCTCGCCCAGCGTGCCGCGTTTGAACTCACCGCTTTCACTAACCTCGAGTAGCTGCGGTGCCTCGCCGAGCTGGACCCGGTGCATCGCCTTGAAGTCCGTCGCCAGCACCTGACGGCAGAACAACATGAAGGTCCGGGGATAGGCATCGTAGGCCTGCCGGAGGGTCTTGTTGGTGACCGCCGAGAGAATCTCGGGGAAGTCCGAAGTCGAATGCAGCGCCCGCGTGGCCACCTCGTCGCGCGACAGGCCGCGGGTATTGACCCCGGCATTGCCGAGGCTTTCGCGGGCCAGTTCCATGAGCGTCATGCCGCGATACTGGCGCGCGGCATCCTCCAGTTGGAAGAGTGTCGGGCTGTAGCGGTGCAGCAGCGCGTTTGCGACGGCGTCGCGGCGGGTGACCTGCTCATCGCAGCCGCCGAGCGGGATCGATACCTGGCTGAAGGTCCGCGTTTCCTCGGATTTGGCGGCGACCTGATCGAGGATCAGGCGGCGGGCCTCATCGACGTCTGTGCCGCGTTTGACCAGATCCTCGGCGAAGCTGCGCTCAAGGTTCAGGCGGCCTGCCAGATCGTAGATCGTGGAGACGCGATCGCGTTCGGTTTCGCGGGCCCGGGTTGCGACGGCTTCGGTATCGGGCGCTACGGGGGCGTCGGGCTTCTGCGCCTTTGGCTGCGCGCGGGTCTCGACGGCAGCGCCCTTCGGCTCGGCCACAGCCGCATTCGGTTCAGTCACGGTGGTGTCCTCGGCAGCATTGGCCTCGCTGGGCTGGTCTTCGACCTCTGCGGCCGGGGCGTTGGATTTGTCCGTCATCGGGATGGCTCCTGTGTTGGTTGGTGGGACGTCCCGGCGATGAAGGACGCAGTCGTGAAGGGCGGATTGGGCGCGGAAGCCTGCGGCAGGATCCGCGCCAACAGGCACGGCGGACACCTCGAACGGCGTCCAGTCCACCGCGCGCCAGAGCTCGCGGGCCGCTTCGGGTTTCGAGACCTCGAAGCGGTGAACCTGGTAGCCGATGGAGACCGCGCGGATGTGGCCCGCCTGGATGTCGCGCCAGATCGGTTCGACATCAGCGCGTTCGCTGATCCGGACCTGCGCGATGCCACGGCCGTTTTCGATGCGCGCCGAGCCCGGCACGACCGAGCCGATCACGGCATCCAGCGTGTCGACCTCATGCACCTTCAGAAACGGCGCGCCGGCGTTCAGACGGTCGAGCCGCACATGGTCCGGATCGAGGCTTAGTTCCTCGTCATAGGGTTCCCCGAACAAGGTAGACCGGCGAACCCGAGCCCCTGCTGACCAAATCACCTCGACGGTGCGGGCGTCGGTATCTGCTGAGTTTGGCGCAAGCTCTGCCATCCGGCGCAAGGCCGGGATTTCGATCATCGTGTCCATATTGCTCAATCCTGTTGGTCGGCCTGCGCCGGGTCGGTGTCCGTGTCGGCGGCGGGCTCGTCGGCATCCGGATCATCGGCGGCCGGATCGCCGACCCCGTTATTGGATTGGGCGCTGCCGGTCTTGGTGACGCGGCGCGGGTCGCTGTCGAGCACCAACCCGAGGTCATCGAGCTTGGCATTGGTCGCGGCGATCTCGGCGAGCACGGCGTCGGGATTGCGGCCCTGCCGGGCAATCACCTCGGCCAGCGTCATGGTGCCGGAGCGGATCGACATTAGGTTCGCCATCGCGTCCTTTTGCGGATCGACCGCTTCGAACTTCGGCGGTGACCATTCGACCGGCACATCCGGTGTCGGGATCTGGCCCGCTGCCCACGCGGCCTCGGTGAACCAGCGCCAGACCGGCGCGCAGAACATCGGGATGAACAGCCGCCACTGCACGGCGTCGATCTGGCGGCGGAACTCGACGAGCCCGGCGCGGATCGAGGAATAGTTGACCTGGCTGAGATCGCCGGTCAGCAGTTCGTAAGGCACCCGGAACCCGGCCGAGATCGTGTGCAGGCTTGCCCGCTTGTATTCGGCATAGCCTCCCGTCGCTGAGGGCTGGTTGAAGCGAATGTCCTTGCCGCCGCGGGCATAGGCGATCAGCCCCGGCTCGAACTGCTCAACCCGGTTGCCGTCGGCGTCGACCACCGATGGCGCGATACCCTGCTGCGCCTCATCATCGCCAAAGACGATGGCGGTAACGCAGGCCTCGGTCTTCTTGCGGACCAGTTCGGCCACTTCGTAGTCGTCGAGATCGCGCAAGGATCGGATGACCGGCGCGCCCCAGGGAACTCCGCGGGCCTGCGTGCGCTGCTTCTCGTAGACATGGGCGATCTCGGTCGCCGGGACCGGGCGGCTCTGCAGACCGTTCTGCAAGGCGCCGTAGGCGTCTCCCGGATGTTCTGCATGGAGCCAGTAGGCCCGACGCTTGCCGACCGGGTCGAACTCGATCCCCTGCAAGAAGCGGCCCGCGCCGAGGACGCCGGATTTCGTGGCGTCGAGGAAGTCGGCCTCCAGCACCTGTAATTGCAGCGGGACGGGCAGACCGTCCGAGGATCGCCGCAGGCGGCGGCGCACCAGCACCTCGCCCGCCTCAACCATCTCGCGGCAGATCAGCGTCTGTAGCCCGTAGAAGTCGAGCTGGCCGTCGGCATCGGCGGCATCCGACCACCGCGCGAAGAGCGCATCGACCTTTCGATCCAGTTTGTCGTTGCCGCTGGCGGCGCGCGGCATGATGCCCGCGCCGACAATGTTGTTGACCAGCACCGCCACGGCTTTCGCCGCATGCGGATTGTTCCGCACCAGATCGCGCATCCGGTCGCGCAGCAGCCCCCCGGCAACGCCGACCTCGGTGTCGGCGGAGGTGCCCGGCGCGCGCCAGCCTTCGGTCCGCCGCCCTTTGGCCGCGCCATCATATCCGCGCGTCAGCGTCTCAAACGCCTGCCGGGCCAGCACGCGGCGAGCCGCCGTGCGCGGTGCCACCGAGGCAATCGCAAGGTCAAACCAGTTCGCTGACATCACCGGTCCCCACGCGAGAAGCCAGCCAGTCCGGCGATCGGCAACGGCCGCGTGGTGCCCGCGATAGCGCGCTCGATGGTCCGGATGCGGGCGAGCAGATCCTCGGCAGAGCCGTAATCGACGGATTTGCCGTCATAGCTCACCCGGGTCGTGCCGCTCGCATAGGCCCGGCGCAGCGCCGAGAGCTCGGTTTCCGTCCAGTCGGTCATATTCAGAACCATCCTCCACGCCGTCCGAGCCAGTCGGATTGGCGTTTGCCTTGCGACGTCTGCGCCTGCCTGTTGATCTGCCCTGCTGGATCCGCAGAGGCGTCGGCGACCCCGAGTTGATCCTCGAGGTCGCGCCATTTCTCATCGGTCCAGCGATCCGCCCCCGCGATCCAGGCGGCGGCCCGGGCATAGACCCGGCAGTCCAGTGCCTCGTTACGCTCGCGCAGCTTCTGCCATTCCAGCCGGGCAAAGCCGCGCTTCGTACGTACCGTGACCAGCTGCTCGGCCACGAATTGCTTCAGCCATTCATTCTCGACCCAGTGCGGCAGGTGCACCGTGCCGGGTGAGAACGCCGCCCCATTGGCCATGTCCTCCTCGGTCGGCCGTTCGAGCCTCAGGAAGCGATAGGTCTCGGCCTTGAAGGTCGACACCGCCACGGTCCAGAGCCGTGCGCCCCGGCGCAGACGTTTGCCACCCTCGGTTGCATCCACATAGGTAGGGCCCGACACCGGGCTCGCCCGGTTGAACCCCTCCACGCCCTTTACTGGCGAAACTTGCGCAAAACCTTGAGCCCGCGACCAGCCATAGACCGCCGGGGCCTCATAGCCGGTGTCGATCGCGAGCCGCGCGATCTTCAGATGTGCGCCGCGCTCATGCGGCCACGTTCGACCCAGCAGTTCCGTGAGTTCGTCCCAAGCCTCATGACGGTCGGGCCCGCCTTCGATCACGATGTGATCGACGAGCCAGCTTTCCAGCCCACGGCCCCAGGCCCAGATATCGACCTCGATCCGATCCTTCTGCACGTCTGCCCCGGCGGTCAGGAATAACCCGCCTGCGGGGACATTGCCCGGTTTCCAGCGTTCGCGCTGGTCATAAAGCCGCTGCCAGTCCGGCGCTTCGCCAGTCTCCACCCAGGTCTCGCCGAGGATCGTGTTGCGAAACGCCTTGATCGCCTCGTCCGATCCTTGGGCGGCGCCCCAAGCCCGCACAATCCGTTCCCAGCTTAACCAACCGATCGGCGAATAGAGCGCCGAAAGGTGGTAGCCGACCGTATTGGGATCCGCTGCCGTAGCGGTCGCCCGCCATTCGCCAGCCTCCAGCATCGCCGTCTTGTGGTGTTCGGCGATGGGCGTCTCGCAGCCTTCGCAGTGATATTCCGCCGTCTCCGGCTGTCCCTTTTCCCAGCGCAGCCGTTCGAATTTCAGCCACTGCATCGCGCCGCAATGCGGACAGGGCACGAAGTACCGGCGTTGGTCGCTGGCCTCATAGTCCCGTTCGATCCGGCTCATCCCCCGAATGGTCGGCGTCGAAACCAGGAACACCTTGCGCCGGTGGGCGAAGGTCAGCGAACGGGCTTCGGCAAGCGTGACCGGATCGCCTTCCTCATCGGCGGAGGCCGGATAGGCATCGACCTCGTCGAGGAAGATGTAGCGCGCGGGCGTCGAGCGCAGCCCGACCGCCGAGTTCGCCCCGGTCATGATCAGGATGCCGCCCGCGAATTCCTTGGACAACATCGTATTGCCCGCGTCGCGGGACCGCGCGGGCTTCACCCGCTCGCGCAGCTCCGGGCTCTCGTCGATCAGCGGATCGATCCGCTGTCGCGAGTTCCGTTTCGCCAGTTCCACCGTCGGCTGGACCGCGAGCATTGGGCCCGGCGCCTGGTGGATTGCAAAGCCGATCCAGTTGTTGCCCGCCTCGGTCGCACCGACCTGCGCGGCCTTCATGAACACAATCCGCTGTGTCGGATCGCCGGGCGAGAGCCGGTCCATGATCTCGCCCATGTAGGGCGTGCGGGCGGTGCGATACCGCCCCGGCTCGGCCGATGCCCGTCCTGAGAGCATCCGGTGCCGGTCCGCCCATTGCGAAACCGTCAGGTCCGGATCCGGCGTGAGGCCTTCACTCCAGGCACGCAGGATTTCGGCCGCGCCATCGAAGTCATCCTCACCGGAGATCGGCTTGGACCTCGGCAAGATCGTCGAGCTGGGCACGGACATGTTTCTCCAGAACCTTCTGCATCGCGGCGGGCTCGACGCCCAGATCAGCCGCCATCAAAGCCGCCGCGCGTGCGGGCCAGTTGACCCAGACATCCCGTTCCTGCCGCGCCAACCGAAACACCAGGGACAGCGCGCGGGCGCGGTCGATCAACTCGCCTTTCAGTTTTTGCAGCCGCAGGCGGCGTTCCTGCGCCTTCAGAACCTCGTTGGCCGTCTTGGCCTGCAGGAAGGTGGTCCCGCTGCCCATCGGCGGGGCCGCCATTCCCTGTTCGCGCAGAGTTTCGCCGACAGCTGAGACCGCGGCCTCAGGGACGGGTTTGAGCTTCGGCTTCGGTGCCTTGCGGGTCTTCGACGGATCGGTCGCCTGCGCGCGCAACGTATCGCTGGCCTCTGCGTCGATGCTGCCATCGCCGTGCAGCACCAGCCGCCCCGTCGCTTTTGCCTTCTGGATTGCCCCGCGCGACAGGCCGACGCGGGCGGCATACTGGCGCTCGCTCAGACCCTCCATTGCACGCTCCGATTATCATTCAAAATCATGTGCTTATGTAGTTGATAAGCCTCCGCACCAGAGCGAACGTGGTCCTGCGAAAACGATGCAACTCAACACGGAACCGCCACGATGACCCGCCTTAACCCGCAGACAACGCCCCGCCACGAACTTCGCGCCAAGAAAGCGCGTCGCAACAAGGAGGCGGCTGTGAACGCCTTCATCGGCAAGAAGGCCGAGATCGACGAGATGCTCGTCCGGTTGCAGGGCCTCAGCGACGACCATTTCAACTGCCATCCCGACGAGATCGGCTGGGCCACAGTTGGCAGCCTCGAGCACTACGCCAGCCTCTTGAAACGCATCACGGACAGCGCCTTTGGCGAAGGCGAATACGCGGAGTGAGCCCGATGACCAGCACCCTTGCAGAGCGTTACAACCGCGAGGTCAACAGCCTGATGCCACACATGGGCAACGACCTGCAGGTCGACCCGACCATCAACACCGCGAGCGAGATCGACGAGATCGTGTTTCGCCGCAGCGAATATCTCGGCGGCATGGCGGCCGTCCTCATCGCCCTGATCGCGCGCGACGACTGAGCCATCGCGCGCCGGTCCCGGCCCGCCCAAGCGGCGGGCTCGCCTCGGTAGAAGCCACGCATTCCGCGCGGCTGAGCCACGGAGGCACAGATGACCAAACTCACCGACACCCAAGCCATCATTCTCAGCGCCGCATCTCAACGCGACGGCCAGATCGCCTTGCCGCTTCCTGACAGCCTGCGCGGCGGGGCCGCCGCAAAGGTGATCGGCGCGATGCTTGCCAAAGGCTTCCTCGAAGAGGTCGACGCCGACACGAGCAACGGCGAGCCCATCTGGCGCGAGACCGGTGACGGTCACGGCGTCACGCTGGTCGCGACCGACGCAGGCCTCGCCGCCATCGGCATCGAGCCTGACAGCGCGGAGGTCAAACCGACCGAGGACGCGGCACCCAAGACCCGTGCGCCGCGCGAGGGCACCAAGCAAGCCACCCTCATCGCTATGTTGCGCGCGCCGGGTGGCGCAACCATCGCGGAAATCATGACCGCGACCGGATGGCAGTCACATACAGTGCGCGGCGCTATGTCCGGTGCGCTCAAGAAAAAGCTCGGGTTGGAAGTCACCTCGGAGAAGGTCGAGGATCGGGGCCGCGTGTACAAACTGCCAGCCGCCTGAGGCATCCGAGCCCGTTGAACTTATCGCCGTCGCCCCAGTTAGGGCGGCGGTTTCTCACTTGGCGCTTCGCATTCGGATCGCCTCGAATACCCGCCGCAGGGCGAAGGATCGGGCGATGCTCACAACGGTGAAGATCGCGCCCATTTTCAGGTTCTGCGCCAGCGTCGTGTGCAACCCGAAGATTGGGAAGATCAGGATCTGCGTTACGACCGCGACGCCGTAGCCGACAAATACATTGGCGACGGACTCGACAAGAGACATGAGGCGCGACTGCTTCATCCGGTCGCCTCATCCATCGGCCAGCAGTTGAGCTGCGAGAGTTCGCAGCGCATGCGCGGCAACCAAGGGGACCACGCCGTTGCCACAGAGCCGAAGCCGGTCCACCCGGTGGGCCAGCCCATCAGCGCCTCGACGAACAGCGGGTTCAAGGTCCGGCGCGGCTCGGAGATATCGCTCCCAGCCGTCGGCGTCGCCAGGACCTGGCGGCCAAGCAGGCCGTTCACCGGGGTGTTCGCCAAGCTCGTTGCCCCATCCTTGTGATCGCGCGCCGTCGGCGTCATCCACATCTGACTGGCGCTGGTCAGGTCGGCCGACTTGCGATTGCCCGCGCTCGGCTTGTTCCCGTCCGTCGCCATCGGCGTCGGCCAGTCCCGGGCCATGCCATCGAGACCCTTCTCGTGTTTCCGGGCGCCGCCCCGGCTGCGAAAGCTGTCGGTCTGCGGCGTCGGCCACATCGCAGCCGAGGTCGCCAGGTTCATCCCATGCTTGCCTGCTTCTTGCGAGGGGGTTGGTTTCGTCTGCCTGTTCTCGTTGGCGCTCGCCCGTGGCGTGGGCCAGAGCCGCAGCATCTCCGTCCGGTTCCCACCGCCCGACCGGGTCCCGGAGCAGGCGCGCGGGGTCGGCCAGGTGGTGGCCTTCCCGATGGGCAAGGATGAACAGCCGCTCACGCTTGTGAGGCGCGCCGACTTCCGCCGCCGTGAAGAGGCCTGCCGCAAGGCGGTAGCCCATGCCGACCAGCCCTCCGGCGACTTCGGGAAATCCGAGGCGGAGATGATGGGCGACGTTTTCGAGGAAGACGAAGGGCGGCTGGACTTCGCCGACGATGCGAGCGACATGCGGCCAAAGGTGGCGCGGGTCGTCCGCGCCCCGGCGTTTGCCCGCGACGGAGAACGGCTGGCACGGATAGCCAGCAGTGACGATGTCCACCGCGCCGCGCCATGGGCGGCCGTCGAAGCTGGCAACGTCGTCCCAGACAGGTGCCGGATCCAGGGCCGCGTCTTCCATCCGCGCCACGAGAATGGCCGCGGCGTAGGTTTCCCGTTCGACATGGCCCACAGTTCGATATCCGGGCACGGCGATGGTGAGCCCGAGGTCGAGCCCGCCTGCGCCGGAGCAGAGCGAGAGGCCGAACAGGTCTGCGGCTCCGGAAGCGCGTCCGGAGGGATGTAAAGCCAGGTCATGCATCGCCTCAGCGCGGGTTGGTCGCCAGATCGGCGAAGGTCTGGCCGGTCCCGTCCAATACGGCCTCTTGGCCGGTGAACTGCTGCCAGCGCTGGACTGCGACATCGACATAGGCCGGGTTCAGTTCGATCCCGAGGCAGACGCGGCCCGTGGTTTCCGCCGCGATCAGCGTGGTGCCCGATCCCATGAAGGGCTCGTAGACCGCCTGGCCCGGGCTGGAATTGTTGAGGATTGGCCGACGCATGCATTCGACGGGTTTCTGGGTCCCGTGCACGGTTTCCGCGTCCTGATCCTTGTTGGCGATCTGCCACAGCGTGGTCTGCTTGCGGTCGCCCGCCCAATGGCCCTTGCCGGTCTTTTTAACGGCGTAGAGGCAGGGTTCGTGCTGCCAATGATAGTCACCGCGGCTCAACACCAGGCGATCCTTGGCCCATATGATCTGGGACCGGATGTTGAATCCGGAGGCCTCGAGGCTTTCCGCGACTGTCGTCGCATGCAGCGCACCGTGCCAGACATAGGCAACGTCTCCCGGGAAAAGCGCCCAGGCCTCGCGCCAATCCGCGCGGTCGTCATTCAGCACCCTGCCGGTGCGCTTGGTGGCTGCGGCGCCAGCTTTGTTGCGCCAGCCGGGATCGTATTCGACGCCGTAGGGTGGATCGGTCACCATCAGCAGCGGTGTCACATCGCCGAGCAGACGCTCGACGTCTGTTACCACCGTCGCGTCCCCGCAGAGCAACCGATGCTTGCCGAGCACCCAGAGATCGCCGGGACGGCTGATCGGGGTCTCGGGGGCCTCCGGAACCTCGTCCTCGCCCTCTCGGGTGGCAGTTTCAGCATCGACCTCGCCAGCCAACAGCGCTTCGAGTTCGGCATCGTCGAAACCGATCAGCGACAGATCGTAGTCTTCGGCCAGGAGGTCGTTGAGTTCGGCCGTGAGCAGAGCCTCATCCCAGCTCCCGAGTTCCGTCAGCTTGTTGTCTGCGATCCGGTAAGCCCGTCGTTGCGCCTCGGTCAGATGGCCCAGCACGATCACCGGAGCCTCGGTCAGCCCCAGTTGCGTGGCGGCCAGCACCCGGCCATGGCCCGCGATCAATTCGCCGTCGTCCGCGACCAGGCAGGGCACGGTCCAGCCGAACTCCGCCATGCTGGCAGCGATCTTCGCGACCTGGTCCGCGCCATGCGCCTTCGCGTTCTTCGTGTAGGGCTGGAGCCTGGACAGCGGCCACATCTCGATCGCGTCCGGGGCAAAGCTCAGGGTCATGCGGGTCGGTTCGCCTCAATCGGGTGGACTCCGGACACCGGCAGCCAGCCTGGACTCCACGAGGGGTCCAGCGGCCACCGGGTGTGTCCGATGCCAAAGGTTTGTTTTGTTGTGGTTTTCTGCAGATCGCAGGTGGATGCCTGCTAGGGGTGACTTCCCAAAAAACCGGCCCTGTCGCTAGCGATATTGCGCGCTTCGCCCGCCCGTATAGGTTTCGGGCCAGGAAGGACCCGCGAATTCAGTGGGTTAGCCGCTTGGACCCCATCTGGACTCTTCGATGGACCCCGGAAGCCAGCACCGCAGGTGTGGACCGCGCGCGCCTCTCCCGAGTATGCCCTGATTGATAGCCTTTAAACCTCTACTTGTCTCGACGACCGATGTCTCGCGGGAAAATGTCTCGCGGATACGGCTCGACTTGACAGTCGCTATTGGCGGGCGAGCGCAGACTTTTTCAGGCGGGCAGTCTGTTCGACGTTTGAAGTTGTTCCAAGGCGATGGCGATCAATCTCCGATCGAAGATCTTCAACTTGCGCTGTCCAGCGGTTTCCCCACCAGCCCAGTCCTTAAGACCTTCCATAACTCCCTCAACAGTCGCTTCGATTTCGTCGTGCTGCATCATCCAGTCGACAGTCGCCAAAAGCTCCATACCGAGAGGCGACTCGAAGCCATCGATGGTGGACGAAGCCCATTCCAGTACGCTTGAAAACTGCTTGCCTTCACCGGAGTTTAGATAGGCTTGCACGCGATCATATTTTGCGTCGTTGAACCAAATGAGATCCATAGGATCGGCATCCGCAAGGCGCTTGTCGCACCGGAGGTAACTGCCATCGAGACTGTCGAGCAGCTTCGTCAGGTTATGCGAATAAGGTCCGTACTTGTTTGCTTGGAACCTGAACTTGAGCGCATCCGACCCTCCGAACCGTTTCACGCTGCGCTCGAGAAACCATCCCAACTTCTGCACCTCAAGAATCGAGCACTCGATCCCAAGGAGGGAATACCGACGCACCATCTCAGCCACCAGAGCGCGTGCCGGGGTCAGCTTTTCGACACCGGTGCGCTTGGCGACATTCTGATATTTGGAAGTCGGCTCGTAGACGATGGCATTGACCCCATCTAGCTCCGCCAATGACGCCTCGATAAGTGGACGCACATCGCTCCAGTCTAGGCCGCCATTCCCGCAGCCGAGTGGAGGAATTGCAATTGAATGAATTTTCTTCTCACGAATTACTCGGACAAGATCCTGCAATCCATCCTCGACCCATTCGATCTTGGTTTTGACTCGCCAATGAGTTTTGGTCGGGAAATTGATGATCCAGCGCGGCCCAAAGAGTTCTTTGTTCTCGGTAACGAACATTTTGCCAATACGCACTTCACCAGCATCGCAGGCGCGTGCATAGGCTTCGAAGTTTCGTGGAAATTGCTCCTTGAACATTAGGGCAATTCCTTTGCCCATAATTCCGACCGTGTTCACGGTGTTCACCACCGCGTCAACGTCAGCTTCCAGAAGATTGCCTTGCGTGTAAGTTACCATCAGAAATACCAGCCCGGTCGTGCCACGATCTTGAGATCGAGCCCAACCTCCTCCCGTTGCTGTTCAAGTGTTCCTTTTTCGTTCTCACTCAGGCAGACTATGCCTGCAAGGTGCTCCACTGGCAAGTGCCTGTGCACGAGCGCCTCGGCTTGGTAGCGATCCGTCTTTTCGGGATCATCAACGTCGCGTTTAAAGTCTCTACGCTGCAGGATGCCCCAGTCGATCTTGTCGAGGTCGTCGAGCGAGGTGAAGAATTGCGCAGTCTGGAGGTATGCGTGGCGATCTGAAAACACGGTTGCTACGCCTCGATCCTCGAGCCCTCGAAGTGAGGACGCCATGATCACAATCTCCGCGTTCGGGAACTGGCGAATTCCTCCGTAGCCTGTCTTGATGTTGTACATCATCATCGAAAATGGCGTGAAATAGAATGGAATGTAGTCTGATAGCGACCCACCCGGTGCAACAGGTACATTCCGTGCAGTCCGACGCTGAATTAACTCGAGGTTACCAATTCGCACGAAATTGGGGTCTTGCACACCGGAATTCTTGCAATGAAGCCCATGCCTGAGGATCCACGGCACATTGTTGATGTGCGTGATCCTGAAGATCAGAGCTTTTTCAGCAGTCAAGTTGTTTGCCATGTCTAGATATGGATACAGATTGCTCTCACTGTCCTCAAGATGCTGTATAGCGGGCGGCGCCCTTTACCACGAAGTCGATTGACCGCTTCTGCGGCACCTGCTTGCCGTTCAACCGCCAGACAATCACCGCGATGCCGTACTGCCAGCGCCGGTTCGCCGTGGCACGGCTGATCCCCATCTGCCAGCAGATCGGCTTCCACGCCGTGCGTTCAGCCCGCAACCAGACGATCCGGGCATCGTCTCGTTCCAGCCAGCGCAGCCAGAGGAGCGCCTCCTCGGCTTCGGTGATCTGGCGCGGTCCCGGCCGGGGGCGACGCATCTGCGGCTCCTGACCGACCTTGTCCGCGAAGCTGTGGAAATACTCGGGCCAGGCGTTGAAGAAGCCCTGCGGCATCACGCCGGGCAAGGTGCGGAAGACGTCGGCCGCGCTCTCCAGCCGGTCCTCCACGCGTGTGGTTGTCCAATCACCCATGGCGCGCCTCCCGTTCCCGCTTGCCGTAAAGGCGCTCGCCAAGCTGCCGCACCAGTTCGCGTTCGGGCCAGGTCAGCCGGTCATCGTCAATGGCCACGGCCAGCAGCCCCTGTTCCTTCCAGCCGTCCCGTTTGACCTCATCGGGCTGGCGACGATGGCCGCCATAGCCCTTGGGCGTGAAGCGCATGCCAGTCATTGCGCACCTCCGTGGGTTTCAATGGCCCAGAGCAGGATCGCGATGGCGTCGGCCTCGTTGTCGTCGGCCGGGCTGAACCCGCGCGCCCGCGCGGCGGTGATCATGGCGTCCTTGTTGGCGTTGCCCTTGCCGGTGGCGTAGCGCTTGATCGTACCGACTGGCACGCCCTCGTATGGTACGCCGCGCAGCTCGGCCCATGCCGTCAGCGTGGCCATCAGACCGCCATAGACGTGCGCCGCATCCGTGCCCGCGTGGCGACGGACCTCTTCGAACCAGATCGCTGCGATGGGACCGGACAACCGCTCCAACTCGCCCAGCCAGTTCGTGAAACGCAGGTATCGCATCCCACCACCATCGAACCGGCCATTGCGGAAAGATGCTGTGCCGCTGGTGATCAGCCCGTCGGCGCCATGCAGCGCCCAGCCCGTCGTCGTGCCGAGATCGAGCGCCAGCAACGTGCGCTGGCCGACAAACGCGGGCGGCACATTTTGGGCTGCGTCCTGATTGGGGTTGGTCATGGTCTGGTCGGCCATGGGCTTTCTCCTTTTGTGATTGGCTGCTCGAGGGGTGGATCGGGCCAGACCGCGGCCCGAGAAATTGCCCAGGGGTAGGTGGTGGCTCTCCCCGCCTGTAGTGGGGAGGACACCTACCCCTTTAGGGGGGACTTTTCTGAAATCTGAAATCTGGCGCAGGTCACTGATTTTGTTCAGGAATTCCAGATTTCGGAGCAGATTTCGGAAACACCCTTCCGAAATCTGGAAAGGACCTTCCAAGCCGCTGAAACAAAACGGAAAAAGCCAGATTCCAGATTTCGGAAGGATTTCAGATTTTGCAAAATCTGGCCAGATTTCGGAATTTGGACACCAGATTTTGGGAGGCGAAACTGCGTGTTTCATCATGCTTCCTCCACCTCCCGATAGACCCAGACGGAGGGGTTTTCGACGGGCAGGACGGCACCGGTCTGTGGACATTTGTAGTGGCTGGGCAGTACGTCGATCAGCTCCGGTGTGACCTCTCCGGTGCCCGGATCGACACGCTCCCTGCGGGTCGCAAGACGCATGGTCTCGACGCAGAGATAGCCGTATTTGCTCCGCTCAGTCGCCAGATCCAGCGCCGCCGCAGCGGCCCCGCGGACGAACTTCACGTAGCCTTTGGTGGTCAGCACGTTCAGCCGTTCGCGGATGATCGATTGCCCACCAAGCCCCCCGGTGTTTTCGAAGGTCTCCGCGAAATGGGTCATTGTGTACATCCGACCCTGAAGGGCCTCTTCGTACAGCAGGCCGCAGATCACCTCGCCCTTGCGGTCCCGTTCGGCATCGTGCTTCGCGCCCACTTCCTGGCGCACCAACCGCTCGTTCATTGGGTTGATTTCGATCCATTGACCGCCAACCTTGTCGATCAGCTTGGAGGGCAGCGCGGGTCCGTTCCGAAGCTCAATTTCCAGCTTGCGTTCTGGGGCCTCTTCGTCGGGTCGATGCAGGATTAGGCCGGAGGTATAGAACCCGCGCAGCGCGCTGGCACCCGAGAGCGCGAGGAAGGGATCGTCCTTCACCTGCTGTTTGCTGAGCTTCTTGGTGTGGTGGATCAGGATCACCCCGCAGTCGGGGTCGATGTGGTCGCGCAGCACCTCGACCCGTTCCTTCAGGAAAAACATCATGGCGGTACTATCATTTTCGCCGCCGCCATCTGGCCCGCCGTCGAACAGGTTCCGGATCGGATCGACGCAGAGAATGTCGGGCGGTGCGTAGGGGAACGCTGTCTGGACGGCCTGCGCCACGCGCACACTACCCTCATTGTCGAGCAGCATTTTCAGTTTCGGCGTGGCAACGAAGGTGTCGCGCGCGGCGGCCAAGACCTCTGGCGGCAGGGCGATTTGCTTCAGGCGTTCGCGCAGATAGTGATACTGGATCTCCGCCTGCAGGTAGAAGATCCGCAGCGCCCGTGGCGGTGTGAAGCCGAGGAACGGCACGCCAGCCGCCATGTGCACGAGCCAGGAGATCAGCAGATCGCTCTTGCCCACCTTCGGCGCGCCACCGAGCACCAGCAGCCCGCCCGGCGTCAGGACACGCGGCGCGATGATGTCCTCCGGCATGGGGCTCTGGTCATCCAGAAGCGCGCCGAGCGTGAAGGCAGGCATCTCCTGCGGCCCCGGTGCGCTGGAGTCCAGCCGGATCAACGGCGGCCCGTATTTCTCGACATGCCGGTTCCAGAGCCGCTCGGACTCGCGCTTCAACCGTTCGACCGGCCACTGGGGCCGCAGCATCGCGGCGTTGTAGCCGCAGATGCCTTCCCAGCCCTCATCTTTTGTCATCCGGCCCTCGTGGACCATGCGGATGAAATGCCCGATCGCGGCCGATGCACCCTCGAAGCGGGACCAATCGTCTTGCGCGCCCTCGCGCACCGGGGTCACCAGCACATCGTCCATCGCCGGTTTGTCAGGATGGGTGAACTCGGGCTGCAGCGACACCCCGGGCGCGGGCGGCATGTCGGTCACCGCCTCGATGAACTCCGCCAGATCGCGTTCGCGTTCTGCATTCAGTTCGACGATCCGCACCTGCGTCTTGAGGCTGTTCTTGTAATAAACGCTGCCTGCCACCCGGATCGGCTGGTGGGCTGAGCGGAAGTGCATGTCCCCACCGACCTTGGCGGCAATGTCACCGCGCAGCCGGCAGACGCGTCGAATGTCATCTCCCTCGGCGGGCTCGGTCAGCGCCCACCAGACGTGCGCTTTCCGCTGCCCTTCGGGTGTCACGCCACCGCTCTCCACAACCATGGTTGGCGCACCGAGGTGGCGCTCGAGATGGGCGCGCTTGGCAGCGATATCGCCGGTGTCGAGATCAACCACAACGGTCTGCATCTGGATGATCTCGGCGGCCTTGGCCTGCCCAGGCGCGGCCACGGTGCCGGGGATCACATAGACCGCTGCGCCCTCCCGCGACGCCCATGTGGCGAAGGTCGCCATCTTTTCGGGCGCGGCCTGATCCGCCTCGAGCCAGATGTTATGCGGGCGGCCATCGATGCCCTGGCCCTTGTCGATGAAACTGCGCACCGGGATCAGGCCATCGCAGTAGCCGAAGACGACCTGCATGAACTGGGCGATCTGCTCGGGATCAGGCTCGTCGCCGAACACGTCGATCTGCGGGGCCGCGTCGTTGAAATCGCGCCACGGATTGAAATGCACGATGTTCTCCTTGGGCATATCTGGATTTGTGTCGTCGCGCATGGGTGTGTCCTGCTCGATGTCGGATGGTTCGGTGAGCTCGTCGGTCACGCAGCCAGCCCCCAACACCGCTCGGCATGGGCGCAGAACCGGCATTCGAAGAAGTCGCGGTTGGCGGCGATCCGGGGCAGCAGCTCACCCGCGTCGGTGGCCTGCAGGATCCTCACGGCGCGGTCGGACATGCGCTGCGCCAGATCGGCGTCGAAGGGGACGAGCTCGTGATGCAGCTCTGCCGTGTCCTTGTTGATCGCCGTGAACAGCGCCGGTGCGGACGATATCCCGGGCACCGATGGTTCCATGTAGGCCTGATAGATTGCGATCTGAGCGGCATAGACAGACTTGGAGACCGTCACGCCATCCTTGACGCAGGCGCGCCAGTTCTTGGCGTTCATCGTCTTGCACTCCCAGAGCGCCGGGGCGCGCAGACCAAGTGCGGCCGGGGCATCAGCGATGATCCCATCGACATGCCCACGGATGCGCCCACCGGCGACAGAAAAGCCGAACTGGCCGCCATCGCGTTTTTGGGTGATCAGATCGATCCCGGCGGCCCGCAGCCAACGGATTGCCAGATCCTCGAGCTGATGCCCGATGGCGAAGATCCGCAGCGTCTGGCCGCCGAAATCGGCACCCTCATCCTTGGGCGCACCGGCGAACTCGAACTGCAGCGCGCGTTCGCAGGCGTGGCCGAGGCGGGACGCGCCGAGATAGGTCCGGGGTGGCGTGGCCTCGCGTTCGGCAATGAGGGCGGCGTCGACCAGCGCGTTGATCCGCTCGGCCACGGAGGGGCGTGGGTTGAAATCCAGCATCAGAACGGGATCTCCGGTGTCTGAGCCCGCGCGATGTCGGCCATGGCGTCGCGGAAACCCTCGACGGCCTCCTCGATCAGGGCGCGCACCTGTGCTTCGGTCAGATCGGCAAAGGCGGTCTGCCAGCCGATCTCATCCATCAGCAGGGCGACGCGTTTCATGGTGGCGGCGACGGCGGCGCGTTCTTCTTCTGTCAGGTCAACCATGGCAAAACGCTCCCGCGCCAAACGCGTCCACAAGCCTTGGCAGGGCATCGAGCAGAACCAGACCGATGGCCGGGGCCGCATCGACCGGTGCGGATCGCGCCAGCCAAAACCACGCGTAGGTTGCCGGCAGACAGCACAGAGCGTTCCACGCGGATGCCAGAGACGACGCCGCTCCTCGGCCGTGATGGGGACTGAAGGTTTCATGGGTCATGCCGCCCTCCGTTCGGGATCGGCCACCGCATTTACGACCCCTTGGATCGCGCGCTTGTTGAAGCCGAAGGTCATCAGCGCCGAGGCGCGATAGCGCGTCAGGCCGAAGTCGTGGCGGAATTCGGGCGGCAGGTATTTCAGCTGTTTGTCCGTCGGTGGCTGACGCAGCCATCCGCGCGTCTTGAAGGCGCTTTCATCGCTCTCGTGGGTGTTGAGCCAGTCGTCGGCCTGCGCGAGGCAGACGGTGCGTTCGCCGACGCCCAACAAGCGTGGCCGCTCACCCTTGGCCCCGCCGATGGCGTACCAGACGCCGTCCATCCAGAAGATGCCGCCCCAGGCCGAAAAGCCCGTGGCCATCAGAGCATCGTCCGTCCCGAAGAGATCGACCCACGCGAAGCTCGAGCGTTTCAGCAGGTCGATCTCGGTCATGACAAAGCCAGAGAGTGGCACTGCCTCCGCGCCCGTTTCGCCTTCGTCCTGCAGCAAGACTTCGCCGCAGAGCGGACATTCGGTGGCGGCGAGCGGAATCTCCGCCGCGCAGGCCGGGCAGGATTTGGTGGGGGATTCACCGGTGCCGATCTTGCCGTCCAGATCGACATCCTGCTCCAGCGTGCCGTGGATCAGGCTTGACGTCCCGAAATCCAGCACCACGCAGTCGGTCTTGACGATGCCGGGGTGCTCCTCCGGGTCGACCGTGCGCAGCCCGCGCCCGACCATCTGGATCATGGTGGATTTGTAGGAACTGGGGCGCAGCAGCACCACGCAGGCCGTAGGCGGATGATCCCAACCTTCAGTGAGTACAGCGACATTGACGACCACGCGGGTCTTGCCCGCCGCGTAGTCAGCCAGGATGGCCTTGCGGGTCTCGGCCGCCAGATTACCGTGGATCAGCGCGGCTGTGACTCCCGCGACGCGGAAGGCCTCTGTGACGTGCTCGGCATGGGCGACGGTGGAGCAGAAAACGACCGTTTGCCGATCCCCCGCCTTCTCACGCCAATGGCGGATCACCTCGTCGGTGACCGGCGCGCGGTCCATAATGTCGGCCACTTCGGTCATGTCGAAATCCGCGCTGGTCTTGCGGACCGACTTCAATTCCTCCTGCACGCCCACATCGATGACAAAGGTGCGCGGCGGCACGAGGTGTCCAGACGCGATCAACTCGCCCAGACGCACCTGGTCGGCCACATTGTCAAAGACCTCGCGCAGACCCTTGCGGTCGCCCCGGGTCGGTGTTGCCGTGACCCCGAAGATCCTCACCTCTGGGTTGGCGTCGCGCGCGCGGTCGACGATGCGTCGGTAGCTATCCGCCACCGCGTGATGCGCCTCATCAATCACCAGAAGATCGAGGCGCGGCATGTCGATCAGATTCGATGCCCGAGCCAGTGTGGGCACCATGGCGAAGGTGACGTCGCCGCCCCAGGATTTCTCTGCCGCGTCGATCACAGATGTCGACACCTCCGGCACCACGCGCTGAAACTTGGCGCGGTTCTGCGCGGTCAGCTCGTCGCGATGGGCCAACACGCAAGCTTTGGCGCCATCACTGATCATTTCGCCGGTGACCGCCGAGAGCATGATGGTCTTGCCCGCGCCGGTGGGGGCCACGCCGAGCGTGTTGCCGTGCTGGCCGAGCGCAGCAACACTGCGCTCGACGAAGGTTTTCTGGCGGGGACGCAGGCGCATGACCAATCCCCCCTTACTGCGCCCAGCTCGGCCGCCCGGGGGCGCCGGGGTTGGCTGCTGGCGGGTTGGTGGACGGCGCTGCGGAAGCACTCTGCTGCGTGGCATTGCCGCCGAACTGGAGCGGCGCCGTGCCCATGATCTGCGCATAGTCGCGATGATCCGGCGTGACCGCGCTGCGGATCTCGTTCTTGTCGTCGCCGCTGGCATCGGTGCCGATATCGATGCGGGCGACGAACTCGATGCCGTCCAGATCAGCGAAACCGCTGATGCGCCGCGCGGCCTGCGCCTCGGGAGACATATCCTTGTCGGAAATCCCGCGGGCCGAGTTTAGCATGCCGCGCACCAGGCTACGGCCCATGTTTGCCCAGTCCGGGCCCTTGGGGCTGTGAAGCCCGATCAAGGTGAAGATCTTGCGCCGGGCATATTGCCCTTCGGTCACGGTGAACTCGCCGTTGAGGTACACGGCACCGGTGGAGCCGCGGGTGGCATAGCCGCCCGTCCAGCCCTGTGAAGCATCGTCGAAGCCGCCGGGGCGGATGGTCAGACGGACCTTGGCCAGCGTGCCCTTGGGGATGAGGTTGCTGTTGCTCTGCGCGTCGTTGAAATCGTTCCAGGAACCCATGGGGAACCTCCTTCTATGTTCAGGATTGCGGTTGGGATTGGTCGGCGGCCGCCGGATCGGCGGGCGGCTGGGTATAGGTCAGGCGATCCGTCGCCGGGGCTGCGGGCGTCCGGATCTTCGCCATCAGGCGACCGAGATGGGGTTCTTCGACTTGTGCCAGGCGGCCGGAGCGGTCCTTGGCCGGAAAGCCCCAGGGGTTGATCGTCTGGCAGACAAAGGCGCGATACGGATCGCCGCCATCGGCCTTCAGCTCCGCCATGGTGATCACCTCATCGACGATCCCCGGCAGTTCCAACCAAGTCTTTGAGCCGTCGATCTGCGGCTGGAAGACCTTGCGATTGAAGTCGTCGAGCTTCTCGTCGAGGATCCCGACGAACCAGACGTTCTTGGTCCGCGTATGTTGCAGATGGGTCAGCCAGCCGATCATCTCGCGGCCGTGCAGCCCGTAGGCCCCGCGCACATCCGGCTTGCCGGTCTTCTCCGACAGCGCCTCGGGCTGGCCTTTGCACCAGCCGAAACAAAGCCGCCCGGCGACGGTAATAGAGTCCACGAAAATGGTGTCGTAGCGGTCCAGGGCAGCCGGATCGCCGAAGCGCTCGCAGACAGCGGCATAGTGCGCCGGGCTGTAAGGCTGTTCATCCCGTAGTGCCGGGTTGGGACCGCCGATGAACACCGCGAAATCCCGACATTCCGTCCATGTGCGCGGCCGGATGCTGTCACCCGCCCAGCCCTCGATGGCGAGATCGCCCGCTTCGAGATCCATGAACAGCGTGCGTTCGGGATCGAGGGTCCAGAGCAGCGAGGTTTTCCCAATTCCACTCTTGCCGAAGATACAGCCCTTGATGCCGCGGTTCTCGGCCAGGCGTTCGTCGGCGCTGATGATCGGGAGGCTCATTCGTCGCCCCCCTGCGCCTTCAGCGTGACCTTCAGGGCGCCGACGCGGACCGTGCGCGCAGGCTCGAAACTGGCGCGAATGTCGTCAGGCCACGCGCTGTATTTCCGCTCCGGGACCTTGATCGCGATGTCGACATACTGCGCGGGGTCATCACCTGAGGCGCGGATGCGTTCGGCCACGTCACCAAGCTGTGCCTGGTCCCAATCGACCCGCTTCGGCAGATCGGCGACCACGGTGAAATCGCCGTCATCGAAGCGGACAGTGCCGGTGTCCTTACCAGCGGCCTGGCGTTCTTCGGTGGCCCGGGTGGCGTAGCGGACCGCCAGTCCGGCATCGAAGCGGGTCTTGGCCGCCTTGTCGCGCTTCAAACGCTCGTCGATTTCGCGCTGCAGGATTGCCAACAACTCGACCGGCAGCGCGGCGATCTCGGCCGCGCTGAGGGATGGCAAATCGTCGGGCGTGGGGGTGTTCTCGGGGAACGGCATGAATTGGTCTCCGTGATCGGTGAAAAGGGATTGAAATGCGGGCATCACGCGGCCTCCTGTTCGGAGAGCAGGAGCTCGGACAGCGAGACGGCAGCGGCCTTCGGCTTGGGTCTAGCGACGGCGATGTAGGCGAACTGGTCCGGAGCGATCCGCTGTTGCACCAGATGCACGAGGCCCTGTTCCGCGGCCCAAAAGGCCCGCGATCCAAGCCTGCTCAATTCGGCCCGCGCCGCATCCGACAGCCCTGAAAACACAGGGAAGATGTCGAGCACCAGAAAGCCGCGATGGTATTCCAGCCGGTCTCCGGGAACGGCCTGCGCCACCCAGGCGCAGAATTCGATCTCCGACAGCGATCGGCTGGCGCGAACCGTGATAAAGGGTGTGTTTCCCATGAACATGATCTCCTCCTTTCGCCTCTACTCAGGCCGCAGCCACATCGTCCCAGGAGAGGCCGATGCCATGAGCGGTGAGGACGTGGCGGAGATCGGCAAGGCGGCGGTAAAGCGTGGACCGGCTGCCGAAACCTTCGGAGACCAGCGCCGAAATCGGGCGATGTGCCAGCGCTGCGCATAGACGCCGGTCCTCCGGCGGCAACCATGAAATCGCGGTTTGCACGGCTCGATGGTGCTCAGTGGCGGCATGCCCTGTGGTCGCCTGGCCGTGCAAAGCCGACAGCCCATCGTCCTCACCGATTGTCTCGGCGAGCGGACGCTGGCCGTCTGGACCCAAGGGCGCATCGAGCGACAACAACCCGCCACCCTGCGCCCTTCGTTCACGCATGATCCGGATCGTGATCCGTGAGGATTGATTGCGCAGGACCAGACCTGCAAATGCGCCGAGGCTGCCGCGTGCCGGATCAAAAGCTGGCAAGCGGCCCAGCAGATCGATCAGGAGATCCTGACCCAGATCCTCACGATCGCAGGCGGGCAAGCCCAGCCGCCGCCGCAGCCGCCGGGCCGCTGCGTCTGCCTCGGAGATGATGGTTTCAATGTCGTTGGGGGAGAGTTTGATCTGCATCGCTGTGCGCCTCGGTCATCGTTTCTGATGGGCCCAAGGTGCCGGATACGGTCGGTTCGTAGGTGGGAACGGGGTGGGAATAAGGTGGGGGGTTGGTGGGTCTGGCCGCGCTAAATAGCCAGTCGGACAGAAGACCAGCTACGCCTGTTCATGCCTTGGTCGGTTCAAAGCTTGTTGCCGAGGTTGCTGGTCACTCGGATACTGCGAGCGCAATCGACCGGTCTCATCCCTTTGTTACTATTCGATTTCGAGGCTATGGTCGAATTCGGCGAAGGAATCGCTCGCCACGAGACAAGCATCTTTCGTCCCTGAAGGTGGGTATCCCAAGCTAGGACAGAAATTCTATTGAGCGGTGAAAATGACATACTTGCTGGCGCGCGTAGAAAACTTTTCCCGCTTTGACGGGGAGAACCTATCAGCAGATCCAGTCATGGGCTACGGGCGAAGCGGCAAGGTCCCCCATGAAATCCATAACTTCTCGGTCGCATCAGATGGGTTCATTTATGGCTACCTTCCGAAAGAAGGTGGAGGTGACTTAATCAGGCTGGGTGGCCATAGAGGCGACGAGGAAGTCTCCAAAGTCACGGTAATATTCATCAGTAGCGGTGTGTTATGCGGGTATTATAGGAATGCGACGGTCTTTTCGCATCCGATTAGGCACCCTGATAATCTTGAAGCCGGCAGTTCGCCGATCTATTGCAGAGTGAAGGTGCATCCTGACAGTGCGTTTCTGATACCAGCGGGCAACAGATACGACGAGCTACAGCCTAGACCATCCGGCCAGTTTCCAGTCCTCTACGGGAACGAAGATTCTGCGTGGGTCGGTTGGTTTGAAGATTTGGTCGCAGGAAGCCAGAAAACATTCCGCAGCGAGAAAAAACGTAGGAAATGGACGAAAGGAGTTGAGCGCAGCTCCAAGGCTCGAGCAATGGCGCTTCATAAATACGGTCTTAAATGTGAATGCTGCAAGATAACGCACACTGACAACGTTCGCGCGTCGATTTTTGAAGTTCATCACAAGGTACCATACGCGGAAAACTTCGAGACGCGGCAATTGAAGATATCCGATCTGGCAGTCCTTTGCGCAAATTGCCATCGAATGATCCACAGAATGCCGGATGTTTCTGATGTCAATGGTCTCAGAGCCTATCTGAAGTAGGTGAACGGCCCCGGTTCAGTCTTCAACAACGATGTCCGCAGCGACGACGCCGAGCCGGTAGCCCCGGTTGCGCACGGTCACGATCAGGGCCTTGCTTTCCGCATCGGTGAATCCGGCAGCCTTGAACGCGTCGCGCAGCTCGCGGATCAGATCCTTGGCCTCGCGCGCCGTGGTGCCTTCGACATGGGCTCCGGAGGCGACCTGATCGCGTGACATCGCCTTCTCCAGTAGGCGCTCGAAAACGGGGAAGATCTGACGCGACAGAATGACGGAGCGACCGTCCCAATGAACCTCGGCCGTTGTGGTCCGCACGCGAAGCGCGGGTGCCAGCGGGATCGGTGCCAGGGCAGCGATGTCGATTGTGATGCCCAGACCGTTCGAGGCGGGTGTCAGCACCGCGAGAGTTTCGACCAGATGGAAGCCCGCATCATAATGTTGCCGCGCAACCTCCGGTGGCAACTTCGGTGCGAGGATCGTGATGTCTGAGCCCTGCGCCGCTTGGCGCAACGATGCGACAATACCTTCGCCGATCAGGGCTGAACGCTCAAGCGCAAGAAACACCGCCCGTCGCGATGGCGTGTCGCCGAGCCGCCAGATGTTATTCGCGGTGAGTTTCGGGGCTGCACCAAACCCCGCCGCCGCGCCGATCAAGGCTGCCAGCGCGTCGGCGCCGATGCGAAACACGCGCAAATCGTCCTTCGTGAGATCGACGTCCTGTCGGCGGTCGAGCGGGCATTCAGCCCGAAATTTGTCACCCACTTTCTGGATCGGCCGACACGGCAACCCGCATTCGCAGGCATCGCAGACGTCCCAATCGGCGAGCGGTGCCTGTTCGACGAGGATACGTTTCGCCAGCAACCGGTCGAAGCCCGGACCGATGAAGGGCGCTGCAAGCTCGCCGGGCAGGATCGCGTCGTCGCCAGCCTCACTCAGCCGCGTCAATAACTGCAAAATCGTCTCGGTCATTCGTCAGCCCGTTCCGTTCGATCAAGGTCAATACCCGCGCCTCGTGCTGTGTGCGCCGGAACTGCACGACGCCGGGCGGGCGCAGTTTGACGGTCACTTGGGGCTGGCGCTTACCATCACCCTTGAACAGGATCCGAAAAACGATTTCACCAAGACGCCATGATCCGGCAAACGACACCGGCGTGCCACCAAAATGCCTAAGCGCTTCGCCGCCAAAATCGCGCGACCGAAGCGTGCGCGCCACCCGCGGATACCCTTTCTTGCCAGGCACCATCAGGTCCGCCGCCGCCTCGATGATCAGGACGCGGTCAATCATGGAATCGTAAGCATGATCAAAGGCGAAATCGGGGCCCGCGAGTTCAATCGGCCGTAGCGTGTAAAGGTCTTGTGCATCGTCACCATCGAAAAAGCCGGGGCGCCCCAGGATGATCGCAGCGAAGAGTTCGGCGACCTCTGGTTGGTGGGCTTTTCTGATCCGCGCGCGCCGAAGCATCCCAGTGTTCTCGGAATATCGCAGCACAGCATGGGCAATCTGCCGAACACTGATGACCCGCTCCTGCAGGCCTTCGACGACTGGCAAGGTCGAGACCATGGAGCCGTGACTGACCACGAGGTTGATCTCGTCGCCATCGGCGTAATCACCGACTCGGCAGTAATCTCCAAGGAACGCATCGCGGAACAGTTCGGCGACAGCCGTCCTGAACGCCTCGACCTTCTCAGGCGTCAGATCGATCGTGACTCCACGTTCCAGCCCAGCGTATTCGTGCAGACGATCAGCGGCGAGCATCGCCATGTGATCGGCGGCGGCGTCGAACAGGTCGGGATGTTCCAGAAATACCCGGACGGCGATGTGTTTCGGCTCATGTGCCTTGTTAGGCGTATCTTCATCGCCGGTTTTCATGTCCGGAAACAAATCGATGCCCTGACGGTCAGCCTGGGTCTGGATAATTTCAAGGCCACGTTTGTCGCCCAGTTCGGCGATACGGTGGAGATCGGCCCGCAAACCTTCTGGATAACTGTCCTCAGCCCCCGTCAGGAGGTCGTGTAGTGCGCCCCGTGCCGCATCTTCTTCCTGGTCGAGCACATCGACGGAGAAATCGGTGAACTTGCCCTCATGACGGACCAGCAATGCTTTCATCAGGCTCAAATCGATTGTCTTGATGAACCGAGGATTCACGAACTTTTTCAAATTGCCGGCCATCGCGAATCCCCTTCTTCCGTGAATTGGATGTTCATAATATGTTCTCACCCATAGGGCCGCAACCGTCGGGCGAACAGTTGGGACGGTTCCCGAGGCCGATGAGTAGAGGCTCATGGAGACAACCGCCCCGAGGCCCGTATGAAAAGACCCAATCCACTCCCACCCTGCCAGATGACGCCCGCAGAACGCCGCGCCGAGTTGTGCGGGCTGCTGGCCCTTGGGTTGGTCCGGTTGCGGATGCGTAATCAGGCGGAAGTATCTGACGAAGTTGGAGAAAGTAGCCTACACTATCCGACCGACGAATGGCGTCATGCAACTCCAACTCACCGGAGAAATGCATGACCAAACAAGATCTTATTCCCGCCCGCCTGGCCGCACTCAAAACGACCTCGACGCCTGACCTGAAGGCTCAGTGGCGCGATCTGTTCGACAGCGAACCGCCGCCGTTCAACCGCCGCTACCTTGAGAGCCGACTGGCCTACCGCATCCAGGAGCTGGCGTATGGCGGCCTGAAGCCGGAAACGGTGAAACGCCTGGAGGCCCTTGGCGAACAACTTGATGGCGGTGATCGCAAAAAGAGCCGCATCCGCGCTGACCTAACGCCCATCGTCGGCACCCGCCTGATCCGCGAATGGCAGGGCATTGAACACGTTGTTACCGTGACCGCAGACGGTTTCGACTGGCAGGGACGGCCCTATAAATCGCTGTCGGCCATTGCCCGCGCCATCACCGGAACGCGCTGGAACGGCTGGGTGTTCTTCGGGCTGAAAAACCATCGGAGGGGCGCATGACCAAGCCGATTGTCCGAAAACTGCGCTGCGCGATCTACACCCGAAAATCCTCCGAGGAAGGACTGGATCAGGAGTTCAACAGCCTTCATGCTCAGCGGGAGGCGTGCGAGGCGTTCATCGCCAGTCAGCGCTCCGAGGGCTGGGTGCTAGTCCGCGATCAGTATGACGACGGCGGCATCTCGGGTGGCACGCTGGAACGCCCGGGCCTGCAACAGCTCATGGCAGATATTGAGGATGGGCTTGTCGATGTGGTGGTCGTTTACAAGATCGACCGCCTCAGCCGTTCGTTGGCCGATTTTGCCAAGCTGGTGGAGGTGTTCGACCGCAATGACGTGACCTTCGTGTCGGTGACGCAGTCGTTCAACACCACAACATCCATGGGGCGATTGACGCTGAACATTCTGCTCAGCTTCGCTCAGTTCGAACGCGAAGTCACCGCCGAACGCATCCGCGATAAGGTTGCGGCCAGCCGCAAGAAGGGCATGTGGATGGGCGGGGTTCCGCCCTATGGCTACCGCGTCGAGAACCGGAAGCTGGTGATCGACGACGAACGCGCCGAGCATGTCCGCTGGATTTTCGCCCGGTTCATCGAGATCGGCTCGGGCACGGAACTGGCCCGCGAGGTTGCAAAACGCGACATCCGCACGCCGCGTGGCAACCGGATCGACAAGAAGTACCTCTACCGAATGCTGAATAACCGCGCCTACATCGGCGAGGCGGTACACAAGGGCGACAGCTATCCCGGCGAACATGACGCGATCATCGACCGCGGGACATGGGACCGCGTGCACGCCATCCTGACCGAAAGCCCCCGCAAGCGCGCCGCGCGCACCCGCGCCGACACCCCTGCGCTTCTAAAAGGGTTACTCTACGGCCCGGATGGTGCCGCGTTTTCGCCGACGCACACGCGCAAAGGCGGTAAGCTCTATCGGTACTATGTCAGCCAGACGATTTTGAAGCACGGTGCCGGATCGTGTCCAGTTGGACGGGTCCCCGCTGGCGAAATTGAAGCGGCAGTCATCGACCAGCTCCGCGCTGTGTTCCGTCAGCCCGAGATCGTGGCAGGCACATGGAAGGCGGCACGCGCCAATGCCGACGACATCACCGAAGCCGACGCCAACGCGGCCCTACAACAACTCGACCCGCTGTGGGACGAACTGTTTCCCGCTGAGCAGGCGCGCATCGTGGCGCTTCTGGTCGAGCGTGTGGAGATCGATATAGAGGGCTTGAACGTCAGGCTCCGCGTCGACGGTCTCCATAGCCTTGCGCGCGAAATGCTTGCAGGCGGCATTGAGGTGGCTGCATGAACAGCAGGACGCCGATCCCGGACAACGTGACACTTCACGTGCCATTCCGTATCGTGAAGCGCGGCGGCCGGAAGGAGATGCAGCTGCCGAAGGCCATCAAGCAACCCCCGCGGACAGACAACACGCTGCTCAAAGCACTGGCGCGGGCGTTCCGGTGGAAAGGTATGTTAGAGTCTGGCGAGTTTTCCACAATCGCAGAACTGGCGGAACGCGAGGGCATCGCCCCATCCTATATGACCCGCGTCCTTCGCCTGACGTTGCTGGCTCCCGATATCGTCGAGGCGATAATCGACAACAGCCCGCGCACGAATCTGACGTTGACCAGGGCAATGGACAAATTGCCCCCTGATTGGAGCAAACAAAGAGAACTTGGTTGACGGCCCAGCCCATTCTACCGCAGGCGGCCCCAATGACACTGACCTCGAGGCTCTGGCGGGTTGGGAATGAAGCCTTGACACCATATGACCATCGAGCGAACATGTGCAAAAGTGCGCACTTCTCCACATACTTGCGGATTCTCAGATGGCCAATGCGGTAAAGATATCGGTACTACTCGAACAAAGTGAGTCCGAAAGGTTTGGCGCCTACTGTCATGAAAAAGGGTACAAAAAAAGCTCCCTGATAGCTCGTTTGATACGCGAATACCTGGATCGAGAAGGCTACCATCACCAGCCAAACCTGTTTGGAAATGTAGCGATGGAAAACAGAGGCGACAAAAGGCGATGATGTCAAACTGCAAAATGCTCGAGCAACGTAATGAAGGCGGCGCAGAGATACTAAAAGAGACAAAACGCCAAATTACATACGGCATAGATGGTCTTTGGACTCGCTCGGCAAAAGCCGCTGAGGGCAGTATCGACGTAATCGATATGTTTTCAGGATGCGGCGGAATGTCCGCAGGCTTCCGTATGCTTAATTCGATAAGTCCAATCTATCGCATCGCGCTTGCCGCGGACCTCGATGAGGACGCCAACAACACCTATCGAGAGAACTTTGGGATAACTCCCGAGCGTATCGATATCGGTGAACTCGCACTCGACAAAGAGCGAGTATTGAACTTGATTGCGAAATCGAGATCAAATCCAGATGGACCGTTGGTCATGATCGGGTGCGCCCCATGCCAAGGGTTTTCCTCACATAGAAACTCTGGAGGAGCACTCGACAAGAGGAACTCGCTTTTCGTTTCGTTCGCCAAGATTGCTTCGATTGTGCAACCCGATACTATAATTGTCGAGAATGTGCCGGAGCTACTTACGGATCGCTACTGGCCTATCGTCGAAGAAGCTCGCGGTATACTTTCGGAAAGCGGGTATCGTACACTTATCGCCATCCATGACATGGCCGAGTTTGGTGTTCCACAGAACCGATATCGCGCATTGATGATTGGGATGAAAAAACCCTTCAAAATGCCAAATGGCTTCCTGACAAGGGATCAGTATCGCACAGTTCGTTCTGCTATAGGCGCTTTTCCTTCCATAAAGGCGGGCAAAGTTCTCGCAAGCGACCCCATGCATTTCACAGCGAACCATAGAGCATCAACGATTGAAACAATCCAAGCAGTTCCGCTTGATGGCGGCAGCCGCCCATATCATGCTGGTCCAGAGTGCCTCCGAAGGGCAGAGAAGAAGCAGGGCCGGGCTGCTTACGAGGATGTCTATGGCCGGCTTTGGTGGGATCGTCCGTCGATTACAATTACAGCCTATGCCCGAAATCCCGCCAGCGGAAGGTATGTGCATCCGGAACAAGATCGTGGCCTATCAGTTCGTGAAGCAGCCTCCCTTCAGAGCTTTCCGAGCGACTACTCTTTTTCTGGAAGCTTTGATTCCAAGTTCCGACAGATTGGTAATGCCGTCCCGCCGGCTTTCGCAACATATTTGGCTGCCCACGTATATGAGCAAATCTCTACTAAGGAAGAACAGCACGATATCGGGATTGAGTCCCCAGTTGGGCCGTCTTTCTCGAGATTGATTCCTGCGCTGAAAGCTGGCCATAGGCTACTGGATCGTACTGGAAGTCGGTCCAAGTCTGGCATCGGTCAGCCGGCAACTAACCCCATGAAGAAGGTTGGTGTATGACTTATCGAGCGCTTGACTTGTTTTGCGGTGCAGGAGGCATGAGCCTTGGACTTGAAGCAGCCGGGTTTGAACTTGTCGCCGCCGTCGACAACTGGGCGCCCGCTGCCAAGACCTATCAACAAAACTTCCAACACACCTTTCTGGAAAAGGACATTTCAACGTTCGGGCTACAAGACCTCCACGCTGCATCGATTGATCCTGGATCTATCGATATCGTCGTTGGGGGGCCGCCCTGCCAAGGTTTTTCGATCCAACGCATTGGAAAGGACGAGGATGATAGAAACAACCTTGTATTGCACTTTGCTCGCGTTGTCGCCGAGATAGCCCCTAAAGCGTTCGTAATGGAGAACGTTCCAGGCTTGCTCGGCAAGAGAGGAACCCATCTCAGTGCAGAACTGGTGAAGCAGTTTTCGCGAGCAGGATATGATGTGCATAAGCGGATTCTCGATGCTGCGTCATATGGTGTGCCGCAATTTCGACGCCGCGTATTCTTTGTTGGAATCCATAGGGGCATGGCAAGTGATTTTGCATTCCCAAAGCATACGCACGAAGAAGGCCAGTATGTCTCAGTTAGGGAAGCCATCGCAGATCTGCCGAGTCCACCTGACGACTTCACCGCGACACCAGGCGACCCCTTGCATCGCAGGATGCGAATCTCACAGATTAATTTGAGACGGCTGGCGTTGATCCCACCCGGTGGTGGTTTCGAAGACTTGCCGCCTGAGATGCGTGTTCCGTGTCATCGGAACGGAGCATCCAAAATCGGACATCGAAACGTCTACGGTCGGCTTGCGCCCGACCGGCCGTCGGGCACCATCACGGCACGTTTTGATAGCTTCACACGCGGAAGGTTCGCTCATCCGTGGGAGAACCGAAACATATCACTTAGAGAAGGGGCCCGCCTTCAAAGCATTCCAGACAGTCACTGTTTCGTCGGGACGCAAGAGGAAATTGCAGCTCAAATTGGAAATTCCGTCCCGCCGCAGCTTGCTAAAGCAGTGTTCCGAGCAGTAGCTCACGCGCTCGGAGGAACTTCCCCAGGCTGCGAGGAGCGACCTCTTTTACCCTTGACAGAGGCGTCTCAGAAGAAGCTCGCCTTTTCAAGGTGATAAGTACAAGCGCCGATTGTAAACTGCTCATAGTATAACTAGTGTGCTTTCATGCCGTGGCACTGTTCCTTTCGTTCGACGTTCAGGCTCTTTCCTGACCCATCTGGGCGGAAGGATCTCTTGGATGCATTCTTAGAGAGTGATGGCAAAACCATGGAAGAGGTTTTGGCGGCTTTACCTTATGATAGGGCTCGAGCTGCCACGCCTGGCAAACTCCCAGACCCCAAGCGATACCGCGACGGACGGCAACTATTACGAACGGTCGGCCTACTTTATGACGAGCCTGCGGACGGCACGCGCAGATTGCGAGTTACTCATTTCGGGCACACGGTAGGGCGCTGGCGCGCCGACATAAATGAGAGGAATGCGCCAGTACTGGGACGACATGCCGCGCAAGCGCTCGCCGCATGTCAGCTTCGCAATCCAACTAGAGAAGGTCGACAATACTCTGATAATGTTGAGGTATTCCCCTTCTCATTTATTTGGCGCGCGATGCTTAAGCTAGACAATCGCATTACGTCAGACGAACTAAATCGTGAGATATTTCGGTCCGAGAATGAAGATCAACTTAACGAGGCCATCGAGAGAATTTCTTTATCGCGCGCGCAGAATAATCCAAGCTTATTGCGTTCGGAGGTTGTAACAGAGAACGCTAAGAATGATAGGATTTTAGTTTGGATGGCGTGGGCCTCCTTCGGCTGGACACTAATAGGAGACAAGCGACAAAGCGGAAGCAGCTCCTATGAGATAGCTCCACGAGCCCAGCGAATTCTGCGAGAAGTAGCGCGAGCACGCCATAAGCATCGAGATTTTGTAGACGAAGCAGATTATCTTATGCACATCTCTTCTTGCGCCGGAATACCGAAGGACTTGCGCTAATGCACTACGGACCGGAAACAGAAAAGCAGATCCAAAAAGTAGTTGAAGTTTGCCAAAAGTATGGATCAAGCTCGATTATTGCGCTTTCAGGGGTGCCCGCTACCGGCAAGTCTTACATCGCCGCGATAGCGGCTCAAAGGCATGCGGGTGAGCCGACGCGAGTGCGTGAGGTTCAGTTTCACCAGTCCTTCACCTATGAGGAATTTGTTGAGGGCCTCCGGATAAATGAACACGGAGCAGTCGATCCGGTTCCGGGAGTGTTTCTTGAGTGGAACAACCTGGCGGCAGACGATGGCACCTTGAACTACGTTCTTCTTGTAGAAGAACTTACAAGAGCAAATTTAGGCTCGGTCCTAGGGGAGCTGCTCACATATGTAGAGCATCGTGATCGCCAGTTCTTGAGCATGTTCAGCCGAACCTCCTCGAGAGTCGCTCCGAACCTCACGATCTTAGCGACCTACAATCCCGTTGATCGTTCGGCTATTGATGTGGATGACGCCCTCATCAGGCGTCTCCGTATCATTGACTTTCCACCATCTGTAGAGCTCCTCGAAGAAATGATGCTTCACAACGGAGTCAGCTCGCATGTAATCCAACGGCTGAAGGGCATTTTTGATGCATGCAAGACAAGTTTTCCCTCTGAGTACGAAACCCTAATGCCATTTGGTCACGGAGTGTTCTCCGAAATCCAGAGTGAAGATGAACTTTTTCCGCTCTGGCAGCAACGTCTGAGAAGGATGCTGTATCGTCCGCTACTTGACCCACATGCTTTTGCTGAAACTATCGAGAAACACTACCCTTGGACTGATCCGGAGTATCGCGAACCGCCCTCGGTAGAGGCACCAACGGAACCGATCACTCCACCCTCAGCGAGCTGAAAATGAAAGTGTCTGTCGCTGAACGCTCAAGCGCAGAGCTTTCCGACGACGATTGGCAAGCTTTGTCTAGCGACCAGTACTTTTGGCACTTGGTGGGCAGAAAGATCGTTCAAGTGGAGTCAACCTCCAATAAACGGTTTCGAATTCGTGGAGCCTGTTATGTAGGCAGAGCGCTTGTTGGTGATCGTATTCTTGAAGTGAGAGAGAAGTTTCCCGGAGCTCTCGCTGCGCTTGCAAAAATGGGTTCAGTCGAGAGTCCTCGCGTCGAGCGTGCCCCGTCAGCGCTTGTAGAAGACCTCTCAACTACACCGTTGCTAGTTGGCATGTTTCTCCAAGCAGCAAGAGCATATTTGTCGACGTCGAAGGCGGTGCGCTACAAGCGAGTTGCTGACGCCGGTGCCCTTGTTGGGGGGCGCCTCAATATTCCGCGTACCGCCGCATTGAGATCGAGGGGAATGTTCCACAAGGTCGCATTTGAGCGAACAATCCTGTCCGCAGACCTACCCTTGAATCAATGTGTATACGCGGCACTTCGCGAGATTGAGCGGTTATGCCGAATTGCGGACATCTCTGTTCAGGACGTAGCGCAAGCGCGAACGCTTCGATTAGGACTATCCGAATGTCTTGCGAGCGTTATGAACGTTCGGCGTTCAGATTTGGCAGAGATTGCTGCATTCGAAGCGCAGAATGAAAGCAATAACACCAAGGGGCGAGAGGCCGTGGCTCTTGCTGGGGCCATCCTTGACGCGGCGGGTTTCGGTGGTTCCGAAATCTCGTCTCGAACAGTTGAGAGGTCTTGGTTCATTAACTTGGAGACGTTCTTCGAGGATGCGGTTCGTCGGGTGGTCGGGCGCATGCTTGATGGATCAGCCGTAGTTTCAAGGCCTCTCGGTCGCCCATCGCTGTTTCAGCCAAGTGCCGGTCGCTATCGTGCAAACCCAGACATCGTCATCCGTCTGAACTCCGGAACCACGTCGATCGCAGACGCAAAGTATAAGGATTTCTCTGATTGGCCAAGCTCTGCGGATGTTCACGAAATCATTTCTCATGCCGCCGCGTACGGAGCAGAGAAGGCGATACTGTTTTTTCCAGATGAATCTGGTGTTGGGATTCGATCATTTGGCAGGGCTGCGACCGGGTGTTCTCTTTGGGCGGCCGGGGTATCGTTTGACAAGCCCGAGGAAGACATAATGTCCGGATTAATGGCTGCCGGTCTCATAACCCTGCGGCAAGAACTCGGACATGCGCCGTAA